GCCACGAGCAATTTCTACATCACTTAAGCCTTTATCACGAAGTTCTTGAATATGGGAGCGAAAGCTAACGGCCCTTTGATAAGGATCTTCGCCTGACCCCCAGGGGTATCTTCCTGAGCGCCTTGGCATTCCAATATGTTTTAAATCATCACTCATAAAGTTACCCTCCTATTATTTTTAATTGATCAATCCTTTTATCGAATGCTACAATTTTATCCATAATGTTGTAAACTTCTTCAGGTTCAGGAATATGTACCAAAACTTCATCGGATTGATACAAACGAAGTTCCGTTTCAATTTCAACAGGTTTTATATTATACTCTAAACAGAACAGAGCATTATAAACCAATAATTGTTTTATTGAAGCTGGAGTTTCGCCTGTTTTTAAATCATGAATTCTAAGAAAATTTTTACGAAATGAAATAGTATCAGCAGTACCAAAACAATTATCCGAAAAATAAAGGATTTGTTCTGTCTGCATTTTAAAACCAATTGCATCGTTAACATAGAGATTCAAAGCATTCCTTGTTTTAGGAAGTTTTACTCCAAGATTAATACATTGGGAAGCAAGAGCATGAAGTTCTGTTCCTCTTTGTGCAGCTTGCCATTTTGTAAATGTAGCAACTAACTTATCTTCATCATAATTAATCCAATGATACTTACTAGCGCTTAGAAAAGCGTGCAAGCCTTCTAACCGAGAATGATTGTTGAAGTTCATATAAAACCGCCTCTCTGTTTTCTGGACAAATCATAGAAGCAAAAGACATGTCATCCATAATCTCAAGATAATATTCCTGATTTGGTTGATATGGTTCATAAAGACTTCTTTTACATTCTAAAGCCGCCCAGGTATTTTGATATAAAATCAAAAGGTCGGGGATTCCTTGAATATAGTTCGCATCATTTTTGAGAACCATACAACCAGGAAAAAGATCTTTAAGATCTTCAATTAACTCTGATTGAAATTTAGACTCTCTAGCCATCTGAACGGCCTCCTTTCCAAAAAATAGAAGAGCGATTTTCTACTCCTCTTCTATTAGAGGCTATGTTTTTGACGCGATAAAAAATTAAGCAGCCATAAATCTATGTTCATTGAAATCCCGTTTATTATTAAAAGCTTTTTGAATAGCTAGATCAATAATAGAATTTGAACGCAAATAGTAATAATAGAGATTAGTGAATGGCGTGTTCAATCTATCAATTCGACCAGCGGCTTGAATAGTTGCTTTGTATGAGTAATTTTGAGAGTAGAATATGATGGTATCTGTTTCGATACAATTCCATCCTTCTGCTCCTGCTGTATACTGAACAATATATAACCAGTTTTCAGTATTTGGTATTGGTTCATGTTTATGTCCATTCCATTGTGCAGTCGGAATCTTTAATTTTTCTCCGAGTTGAAGAAGTAGATCTCTTTCATAATTAAAATTGTAGAAAACTATTACTTTCGGATGTTTCTCGAGAAGTTGACTTACGGTGTCTACTCTTCTCTGGTCACTATTAACAACTTTTCTCATAAGATAACAGAGTTCACTAACATCTTTGATTGGGCGTTGTTCATAAACATTCCAGCGTTTAATCATGACTGTATTAAATAATTCTCTATCAAATCCTACTTGAATTGATTTGTCGTAAGCTGTGGTACGCTTTTTATAATGCATATTAACGATAACCGCTTCACGAAGTTTAGCCAGTCTTGTAACTTCGATGAAATGATCTATTTTTGGATACTTTGTAAAGTTACTATAAACGACATGTCGACGAATGAATTCTGTTCTATTTTTATACCATCCATTTGCTATGAATACTGGAATATAATCCATCCAAGTGTCTCCAGGTGTTGCACTTAATAAAATCCATCCATTATTTTTTGTAATCTTGAGAAATGATTTAACCCAAGTACCATTACCTATAACTCTTTGCTCGTCAAATATGAAGAAAGCATTTTTAACATTAGCATACTTACTAATATTGTTCCACGAATCGATAACTACGCTGACACCATTTATACTTTTCTCTTTTTTTGTAAATAGTAAAAACGGAGCACATTCTTTTTCCCATTCAAGAGTATCCCTTTTTCGAGCAGTTGTTATAATGTATAAATCTTTTGGTTTTTTCATTGGAGAATATCCGCTCTCGCCATTTGTTTTGATCTTACCTTCACATTCTTTTATATAGTAATAAGCAAGAGCCGTTATAGATTTTCCAGAGCCGACTCCTCCAACCAAAATATTCCCATTCTTAAGTTTTTCAACTGCATCACGTTGATGTTCATATAAATTTATAGCCATTGGTGAATTATGTCGCCTCCTTTCAAAAGAGAATTGCCCGTTAAGCCGATAGCACAGCTTTTTGTTTTACTCGTGATGATGTTCTTTACAGCTTCCATCACAAGCTTCACAATTACCACAACCACCAATTGCATCAGAAGCACTATCAGGAACATCATAATATTTCTTTTCAAACTCATCTTCAGCAATGGTAACATACATCGATTTTACATAGGCCTTTACTCCACTCTTTTGATTCTTTGTTCCTTCATGAAGTGTCCAATTATACGGACGGATAATAAGATCGATTTCTGCAATTTCTGCCCAATCCATAATACCAATAGACTCGTCATCCATGACTGTCTTACCTTTACTTGAGATCATGATAATTTTTGGAGGAATATTATCATAACTGACCGCTACCTGCAAATATCCTTGTGGCGCTTCGTTCTCATCACGTGGTTGAAGCCAACGAACATTCCATCCATCCATCTCTAAAGTTTTTGCTAAGTCCTCTTCGAGGAAGACGCAGAAGTTACGTCTCCCTTCTGGATTGAACTTACCTGCTTTCCCGCTAAAATTACGAAAACCTATTCTGGCGTTTTCAATTGCAATATTACTTTTTATCATAATCTTTTCTCCTTTCAAAATGGTTGAGCTTCATAGCCCAATTTGCATTTATTTTCGGTCCCGGTATTTGTTATCCAATTAGGACAATTATAACAATCATCCTTACCACACTCCATTTGCCATGGAGGAACATCCCTTTGTGGTTTTGGTTTTTCAGAGTTAGACATAAACCATTCCACATCTCCAAATTTTGAAATGCTGTCTACTGCAGCGTCAACTAAAGCGTTGTAATAATCGCGGTCTATATCATTTTGTCTTCCTAATGCCTTAATCATTTCCGCTTCAAGCCAACGATAACCTTTACTACCAGTTGCCGCATAATACTTATCATCACTTACCCGAAGTAACATTCCACCACTACAACCAGAACGAACGGGACAGAATGCCCCTGCCTTTCCAACAAAATGATAATCATGTTCGTCTTCTGAAAGCGATTCATTCATATCTAAATATAATGCTCCAACGGTAACTGTCTTCGTCTCGAACATGTCTTCAAACGTTATTGTTTCATGAGAGAACAAAGACTTAAATACATATGGTTGAGCAAACTGTGCTCCGGTTGCTGTCCACTCACCAGGATGTTTCTTAACCTCACTTGGAACATATCCATAAAGTTCTTCACATTTCTCTGATGTTGAATATCGGGCAATATATACAGCATCGTTTACAAGACACATTCTATCATATGTGGATTCATGTTCAAATGTATATCCATACTGTTTACCAAACTCCATAACAAAACCTATAATTTCATTTGTTGCATTTGGTATTTTAATCGAGTCTGTTTTAATATGAATAACACTAAATCCTTGTTCTTCGACGGCGTGTTTCAATGAAATCATAAACAATGCCCCACGCTTTGCAACAATGTTATCTTTATTACGTGGATCTTTGAATTTGTTCTCAAACTTCGCCGATGTCAAGCCATAAACAATATTGATAACAATCTTCAAGGCATAAGATAATGCTCCCGAATCACCATCACTTGTTAAATAATTAGATAGTATTCCACCAAGCATTCCTCTAGCTCTATCATAATCTTTATGTTTAATAGCAATACGAGCATCAAGAAGTTCCTTGTAATTCTTAGTATATGGGCCAAATATGTTCATCTCAATCGCACTTGTTGGGTGCATTGATGCGACGTCAAGAACAGCCACATTAGAATACATACCGGGTTCAGCATAAACATATCCACCTTCTCCTGTCTCTTCGCCCCAATAAGTACTCTTTCCGTTCTCAAATGCATATCCAGGAAACTCTTTCGACAAATCAGTATAAATAAACTTATCTTGTGGCCTCTTGTCGTTTCCAAAGATAATCTTGGCTGTGTGCATCTGCGTTGTGTCATTTGGAGTGAGACCACTTAAATCTGCTAATATGAGTCTTGCTATAAAGTCTTGCTTTCTATCATGGAATACCGCCTCTGTTGCATCAACATCATTTCCGCAATAGTCCGCAACTTTATCCCATAATTCTTCTGGAACTGGTTGTTCCCAGGGAAGACCAAGTTCTTGATGGTGAATTCCGAGCTCAATCTCAAACTTCTTAAGACTTTGCTTCTTCGAAGAGAAATCATAAACATCTGTATAGGATATATTATAAGCTTCTCCAAATAGACAATTTCTGCTTTCACCTATAATTTTTTGGCTTAGATCAAAGAGTTGTTTGTTATCATATCCTACATAACGAGCATATAAGATATGATTATCATACCTACGGCAATTAAAACCAACAAGTTTAAATTTCATCAATTCTTCAACATCTTTTGGTGCCGGGTTAATCATCTTAACTTTAATGCCGCCTTCTCTTTTCCAAACAATTATAAATAAATTTGGAAATACTTCGACATCATAGAATATAAGATCATCACTTTGATACTCCCCAGGAACATCGCTTGGTTCTTCTGATGCAAACTTCATCTTTTGAACCAATTTAATACAGTAATCTGCTTGATGTGACGAATTATTTGCAAAAGCTAAAATCTTCGGGCGCAAATCTGTTACATCATAACTCATCCCAGACTTATACGCATCTTCTAATATTTTATGGATAAAGTCAATGCTAGGTTTCGTTCCAGGATGAATCTCTTTGTTAAGATTTCTAGTAATTAGGGCTCTTAACCCTTTTTCACTTTGAACCACATCAAAATTAATCATTTTTTCTCCTTTCAAGGGAAGGCCACTGTTAATTGTAGCAACTGGTGAGTTGTTGCATTTAGATAGTTTTCTTCTTAGTGAGGCTTTTCCTGTAAATACCTTAACTTCAATACCGTCGGCATAAACGCGACTAAGCTTCTGAACGTCCCCATCATAAATATAATGAAGATGAATACCTGCTCCGCTCTTGCTAAATTCGGCATAAGTGGTAGGCCATTTACTTGCTTCTTCAAGGTTCTTTTCCATTGATTTGTTACCGGCTTCATCCTTTAAGTCGAAGTCAATAACAATATGATTTAATGGGGTTTTAACATAATGGAGCTCATGTGTATTAATATCTGATAGCTTTGTTGTTACTTCATCCCATTTCTTCTCTGGTGTTTCTTCATCATTAGTATATTGTGCAGGACAATCTGCTAACATCTCATCAAGAATAGAAACAGAATCGTCTAACACGAGGGAATATGGTGCTTCCTCTTTTTTATTTTCAATTATGCTAAACTTATCAGAAAGAAATCCACCATAATAACTACGAACTTGCTTACCATCAATTCGAGTTACGTCATAGAACGTCTTAAAATATGATTTCATCTCCTCCCTAAATTTATGACGAGGTAATTTGAAGTCAACTAGGGCTTCGTCACAATATGTCTTATACATTTCATATGCTTGTGAAAGGCTAACTCCATCTTGCTCTTTAAAAATATGATACTGCGCCTCAATGAAGTTAAAGAATACATCGGTCTGAAATATCATCTCTAACGGACGGTAACTCGCATAGTAATTCTTACCCATCTCATGATAAAGTTGTAAGCAATGCCATGCTATGGCTCCTAACTCAAACTCTATCTGACTCATTAATGTGTGATATCTTTTGCTAGGTATTTTATTACCACTTGGTCTTACGTCAATTAGTCTCCTAATAATTCCGGACTTAGCATCTGTTATCTTAACTGGGCGATTTGTTCCCATAAAAAGAAATGCGTTTGAACGCGCCATATACGACGCTTTATACTTCTCATTCATCGTCATCTCCTCATGGGATATTATTGAGTTCAACTTTGTATTATCCTCAATTTTAGAAAGGTCTCCATCATGTTGGATGGCTATTAAAGGATTAGAACGAAAGACTTCCGTCGCAAAAGAATTACTCGTGCTTGTTAAGGCCTTCGCTTCGAACGTGGTATAATATCCTTCAAATAATTTTTGCACAATATTAAGAAATGTGGATTTACCAGAGCCAGCCTCACCATATAATACAATAAATTTTTGAATATTTTTTGCATCTCCAGCAACAATGGCTCCAATCGCCCATTCAAGTTTCGCTCTTTCATCAGGCTCATAGAGAATACTCATAAGTTCATTATAAGCAGCAATAGACCCTTCTTCAAGAGGATAAGGTAATCTTCTACTGACATAGTCTGTTTTTTTAACATCACTGTTTGAAAAAGTAAGATGGTTATCCAATTGACGTGAATTATCAGACATTTCTTTAACGAACGCTCTATAGTTTTTCCACATATTAGAAGAAAAATTTAACATTCGTTTGACGTCGATTATCCTATCTGGAAATTTATTTTGTATTTCTTTTCTATATTCTTCAAGCTCTTGGTCAACTAATCTTTGAACATCATATTCGTCGGTCGACCACATCTGTTTATCATCGTCCCATATTGCATAGAATGATCTCCCGCGAATCATCAAGTCTTTCGAACGACAAGCTTTGAAGTCGGGATATATTTTCATACCATTTTTAGTTAGTTCTGTAGAAATTTGATAGAAATCCACGGGCGCCCTCCTCTCAAAATACATTTTGATCTGTTACACTTGTTACATGTTACACTCCACTTTTAAAACTTTTTATATTTTATTATTTTTTTATAAAGTCTTAAAGAAAAAAGTGTAACAAGTGTAACAAAACCACCTCAAACCCAGTCATATCAAGGCTTTTCGGATTTTTAAAAGTGTAACAAAAGTGTAACAGTTGTTACAGTAAAGTGTAACAAAAGGCCCTAAATCGGATAATTTTCTAAAATATAAGCACTCATTTGATACCAAATTTCGACTCTTCTTTGGTCTTTTCGTGGGTTTTTTAGCGGAAATAGACCACCATTTCCATCACTTTTATAATGCCTATCTAAGAAAACTCCAACTTTTTGGTGTATTTCATCCGTATTTCTCAGTTGATTGAATCTTTCATTGTCACACCAACCGAGACCCAGATTATCTAATAATATCCAAAACCATTCCTCCGGCGTTTTTTCCCAACGACTGCTCATAGTTTCAAATTCAAGTCTATAAGATAGCCCAATTAGCATTTCGAGAACTGTACATTCACCAATTTCGCATTGAGAAAGGGCATGTTGCCCCTCCTCATCTACAAATTTCTGCCTTAGTTGTTTACCATCTTCTCCTCTGTTATCGTCGTTCGGAATCAACGAATAGAATTCTATCCCATGTAATTCGCCGACTAATTTATCATACTCGCCAGAACCGTCCGCATCGACAATATTACAAAGGAAGGAAAAATATCTATTCTTCATTATTCTCCCTCCGTCTCTGATTCCTTAAATACCTTTCACGGGGACTAAGATTCTTTTCAGCAATACCTACCCCGTGTACTGCTTCTGCAAACGACTTGTTGATAGATATGATCTCGTAATCAATGCAGAGAGGCTCATTACGCACCCATACAGTGGTCTGTGTATCCAGCTGTGCGAGGGCATCATAACCAACTTTATCTTCAACATCCTCAATTACTTCCTCATGCTCATCACACAAGACATCGTCTACTCTGTAATAGTATAAGGATATCTTATCATGATGGTCAAATTCCTCCGTAAACTCTCTGTCATCAATAATATACGGCAATGTTCTATCAACCTGAGTCAAGTCCATTTCCTGTTCAGTTTTGCCAGCAGCGTCCGTCAAAGGCCCTTCCTCTACTACCTCATTCTCATCAGGCTCTTCGTGCTTGGCGCCAACCAGATTATAGTTTCTCTTTGCTTGCTCGTTTAGGTTACCATCCAGCGACGAACGAGTGAGAGCATTACGGTTTGTACGCTCATTAACAGAAGCAGAACATTCTTCTCCTGTTATGTTTTTTTCTTCATATTCCTCATCAGACATACCGTTGTCTTCAGAATAAGGCGTTCTGAGTCGAATATCTTGCCTATGCTCAAAAGCTTCTTTCACGCTATCGATTTCCTCCTGAGCAATAGCAGCATAATACTCCTCATATATCTTCTTCGCTGCAAAGAAACCAGTTGCGGCTCCTATTGCAAATATCGCGAGTTTAATAAGTACTGATTTGTAATACATTATGGTTGTCTCCTTTCTACCTCATTATTCATATCCAAACCAATGGATAAAGAAATTATTTTGTCATTATTTAAATTAATAATACCACCAAGTCTAAGTGGTATGTGGTTTTTAAAACTATTAACTAGAGTCTTCTCGAAGTCCTCAGTGAATATAATCATCGCACCAACAACTTCATTCTGATTACAGTTTATAGTTACAGGGATTTTGTTTTGTTCCATGGTGTTTATCCCCTTTCAAGATAATAGTTTACCAATATCTAGGCATCATATCATATAGAAGGCCAAACATAGGTAACTTCTTACATACAGCTTTCATCATTGAATTTTCAAACATAACATGAGGTGGCATTGCCCAAACAGGAATAACGCCCTTGAAATAAAACTCCAATACCACGTCATTATCGCAACACAAATCTCTCATGTCAACTTTTGAGATTAAATCTTTAATATTCATGATAACCTCACTTTTTTCTGGGTTTTGTTATAAACCCTTCAATTACTACTTTGTGAGTAGCATGTCCGTCATCATACTCGGCCTGAACTGAATAAATATCCAACCCCAAATTAAGAACCGGAATGGGCATTAATGTTCCAGTTTTAAAGAATGTATTTACGTACTCTTCCATACTTTTTGCTTCTAATATATCAGTTCCATCGTATACCGGCCAAGTTATATACTGTCCTGGTTTCAATTCAGAAAAGAGATTAAATATAGATTCTGCTTTTAACATGTCAATCCCCTTCCAATTATTTAAGTTTAATTTTTAAGACCGTTATAGCTGTTACGCCAAGAGATACAGCAGCTACAGCTTTCCAATCTAAATCCACAACTATAAGACCAAACAAATTAAGTTTCATAGTGAAATTCTCCTTTCATTTTTTAATGCGTCCTCAAATATCTTATGAGTACCCAGATTAACCAAAAACCACCGGTGAGAATGGTCATAATAAAATCAAATAGAATACCAAAACAACCCTGTTTTTTCATAACATTTGTCCTCCCTTCTTCACAAGAGCGACATACCTGACGACCCTCAGGAACGTACTCGCCACAACAAACGCAGCTATCATCTCTTGATATGTTTTTAACCATGGCTAATACCTCCTTAAGTATAATCACGACAAACATCTCTGAAGTAATAGTTTTCATCCTCGATGCTCGGATAATGCAATTCACAAATAACTTCATGAAACGTTCGATGCCTTACAACCATGTATCCTTTATATTCACGAAACAATCGTAAATCATTAGGAGTAATCATTTCGAAAACATTATCAATAAAGTCTCCATCTTCATCAACAAACACGTTATCTTCTTTATTGTAGTATAAACATATCGAATCGCATCCGTCTGCTGGATCAATAGACAAAACACCCGGACAATCTTGCTTTTTCATAGCGAGCAATCCTTTCGTAATCATCTCCGGCATCAAAGAAGTATTCTTCTTCCTCGTCATCAGGCCAATATAATTCAACGAATTTTCCAGGTAAAGTATGGTGATTGACTATTGCATACTCTTTGTTGCGTTTGAACAAATATAAGTCGTTAGGACTAATCACTTCAAAAATCTCAAAAACAATCTCGCCCTCCCCATCCATAAATACGTTATCATCTTTAAGATAGTACAAAGCCATATTATCCGAAATATACATTATCAATCACCTCCTTACTTATAGTCTGTTAATATCTCACACATAATGCGAGAATCGTCTCTATGACGGAAGACATTATAACCAGGATCTTGTTTAAACAAGAAAATATCATTGGGGGTTAGCACTTCGAAGATGTTTGCAACCCTAATTCCGCATTGATCATAAAATGTGTTCTCTTCGGAATCATAGAAGAATTGCAAGATACCATCCCAGCCAATCTGGTAGAGAAGTTGATCATCTTCCAAAGTACTCACCCCCAACTCTTGATAACGTAGAATAAAGGTCTAAATAACATCCTTCATCCTCATCATGTGTGATACCATGGTCATACAAATATAAATGAGGATAGTCGAGAATGTCTCTGTAGAATATGCCGCATCCTACAGCATTTAGTCCTTCTTTTTCGTAAAAAGGTCATAGATTACCCCGTCAACATTGAAGTCAAGGAGAATTGAACGTTCATAACCATTGACGAAGTCTCTGGCTCTCGGTCTGTCTCCATCAAATATACCGAAGTCGATGCAGTTATCTCCACTTTCACCAAGTACCCAACCAACAACGGCACCAGCCTGTGTTCTCGGAATACCAAGCGCATCATATACTTCATTTAAGAAAACATGACCACGGGCTTTGAGCATATCATTATAGTAATTCTGCTGACTACGCAGGAACATCAGATTGTATTCCGGATTCTTTGACCACTGTTCACAGCTTTCGTCAAAGAACCGTGCGTATACGCTTAAGCCGTTTGGATCCTCAACAAGTACCTGCTTCTTCTGAGCTTTATGCTTGACGCCTTCTGCATCCGTGTAAGCCATTTCGGTTATTTCCTGCTTGCGCAGACCATTTTTGTACATGTAGTCAGCTTCTTCTCCATGCTCCTCAATGACTCTCTTACGATAAGCCATAAATCCTTCTTCAACAGCTTTATATGCAGCCATAAGAGCAAGATTCCTCTTTTTCATAATTCCATGACCAGCCACGATACATGCGAGTGAAGCTACGCCGAGTGTTATAGCCGGACCATACAGTTTGATGAAATCTACAGCCGTCTGGGAATATGTCACAACAAGATCCTTCTGTTTGTCTTTTTCAGAATACTCTTCCAAAGGAATTTCTCCGTCCTGAACCTTCTGCCAAGCGAAATTTATCTTGTCAACCTTTTCTTTGTGGTTGTCGAGGACGCCCTCAACTTTCATTGTTGCGCGGCAAGCTAATACTGTAGAAGCTACAGTACCAACAATACCTATTCCTAATAAGATTTCAGGGGAATGCGCCTTAAGCACCAACCCGCTCTTTCCGGTCAATTTCGACAGACCGGTTGTAATTTTTTCTAATTTCATGGTAATTTCTCCTTTACAATTTAATATTTGGTTTATAGTTACATTGAAAAAAGAAAGAGTTAGTATCGGATTCGAACCGATGACATCTAGTCAATACTAGCGCTCTAACCAACTGAGCTAACTACCTCTTCATTATAGTCCTTGTAGTTTTCGCGAATATAACTTTATTCGTCGTTTTCTTTAACAACTTCCCAGTTCTTGGCCGGTGTTCCGTAATATATCTTCTCGTCAAACAAACGTACATCGATAAGATTTCCTTGTTCAATCGTTCCAGGATATTTTGCGATTACGGTACCTGCTATATCCGGTGCAACTTTGCTTTTAACTTCATCACGAAGCTCCGGCTCTTTTGTTGTCATACCCTTTTCAGCTCCTTTGTTATATTTTACAACTTTACCATCCGCACCGACAACATAAATTACGTCATCTTTTTTGATTTCCTTGATCTCGCCTTCCGCGTTAATTATCTTACTGCCAACCAGTTCGATTTCTTTAACTCCATCTTTTGTTATAACATGGGTAGTAGAACCTTGAGAAACACTTATTAGTGTTGTAATGATTAATATTAATATGATTTTCATATTAAATCCTCCTCCTATTTCATTATAAATTTGTTTCAACTGTTCAATATCCATTTTATTCTCCTTTCATTAAAGGAGATGTTTTTATTACGAGTTTATGGTTCTTCTTTTATTTTTTCCGCCTGACAAATAAGCATAACGCCATATACATCATTTTTAAATTTAATCTCAGTTATAGAGCCATCAACCAAGACTAAACCTTCTTCCATTTGTCTCTTAATATCATTTCGAATTAGATCAACAATGTCCTTTTTAAGAAGACGATCCGTCTTGAGAACAAGTAATGGTTTTGCCTCTTTTTCCCAATAACCACCGCCCTCATATTTTTCGAAATTTATAGCATGATAAATATCTTTTGTATGTTGGCATTCCGGATTACATTGTTCGCATGCTTTACGATCACATAAATATAAGATGTCCATATTATCCCTCCACCTTAATCTGCTTCTTCAACATCTCGACCGTATTCTTATGTGCCTTCTGCAAGAGCTCATTCGACAAATCAATGTCAAATATCTCTCCAGACCTAGCTGTACCCGCCATCACACAATCGACAAGATGCTCAAACACATCAATAAGGTTAACATCGTCCGGAGCCTTCGCTATCAGATGATGACGCTCTTCTGAAATATGCATCTTATACCACCGGCTCTTTTTAACCATTCCAGTCTCAAGTGCTTTATGGAATTCCTCCATATTTTCTGACTTTGTATGGTCATGATTTATTCCAGCAGCTTTAAGTAAGTCGGCAAAATATCCAAGCCCTTCTGACACATGTTCAATATGATTAGCCGTAGCTAGCTGTAACTTCATTAATGGAATTTTTCCATTAACCGCACGACTATCGGCATTTGGATCTTTAACAAGTTTTATCATTAAATCATTCTCCTTCCTAAACCTTAACTACTCCACCTCTATTCATAAGGATGTCATAGGTTTTCTCAGCTTCTTCTCCATATATGGTGTTAATAACCTTACGAGTATTTCCTATTACCCTCACTATTTGTATACAGGAAATATCTTTACCTCCAGAGATATCGACACCTAAGATAAGAGTCTCACTTACCAATAATTTTGACTCTTCTTTTTTGCAATCACAAGATTCTCCATGGTCGAAGTTTCCACCACATTTTTCACAATGCCAAAACAGTTTAGACATATTTGACCCTCCTTATTTTAAAACAGATTAAAGTTTATCCTCCATTTTTTAGAAAGTTCTGCTTCGGATATATCTCCTTAAGAACCTGCTCATTCAAGGAATTTATAACCTCTGCATGGGCTTTAACAGTAGGATGTTCAAGCGCTTCATTGATACTTATACCGTGATTCTGAGCAAACTTAATGGCATATTTGCCATGCTCATTAAGCATATCCCCATCATATTCTGAAGCTTTAATACCACCCATTGTAGTAGATAACTCATCCGTAATTACGGTCGTTGCTTCAACGCCAAATTGATAATGTTTCCACAATCTTTTTGGTGCATGATAACGTCTTCCATTACGTGTTTTTACCATTATCTGCTCCTCACAAGCAGTTGGTGTATAGAAATTTATGATGCGTCCGACAACTCCGCTTTCAGAGCAAATAACCCAATCACCAAGCTGCAAAGTATTTTCTGTTTTCTCAGAACCTTTTGGATTCTTAAAATATTCCATTACCTCCCTGCAAATCATATCCTCAAACAAAGAGGAGCTCACTGCTCCCCCATTGAATAGGATAATTTCTTTACGAGGAATAACACGCTGATAATATCTATCACCTTTGCGGAACCGAAAGGTTATTGCATCCTGAACAAAGTTCTCTTCATTAGACATCTGAGCCTCAATACCTTGAGCTAATAAATCAAAGATATTCATTTTATTCCTCCTAATCCAGTATCTGAGTTCGAGGCAAATTCAGTAAATATCCGTCTCTTACCCTAGTCACACTGGCATTACGTAAATCTGTCCAGCCATACTTATTATCGGTGAAGTTGCTGCTGATTCCAACCAAGTCATACAAATCAGCAACGGTTGCTTGATTGTAATCGATAGTTAAGTCAACGAGATGAGATAATACTTCTTCTGCTTCACCACGAGTTTCAAGAATAATCTCATCAAAATCATGACGAGCCCTACTTGTTCTTGAAATATCACGTCTGTCACGGTCTCTTGTATCCCGGTCACGATCCGTTGAGCGATAACATGAATTGTAACTTGTGAATGAACGTCCGTCTGATCTGCCACCACGAGCTCTTGCTCCACCGCGTTTATCACCAAACAGCAATATCTCGGCAAAGCCTCCCCATCCAACCATATCACAAATCATAGATTTAGCTGCGGGAATAAGAACGTCGTGGAAAATATAACTACCAACACTCCTTGTGTTATCTTCAAGAAAGGTCTCAGCAAGCTTTTTACCGAAACCCCTCTTTTGTTTTTTTACCGTACCAGTAACAACCTTCTCAAGTTTTCTATCTTCAACTTTAGGCGGCTGTTGAGGATCCCTCTTTATTTTTGAGTTAGAGGGAAATACATTTTTCAATTGTTCCTTATTATCGTTATTTTCCATTAGCTTCTTCTCTCCTTCTCTTCCGACAATCGGGACATCTCTTATAGAGTTCCAAGCCTTTATCTTTTAGCCACTTCGCCTCCTCCGCGGAGATTGTGAAGGACTTCTTACAAATCTTTTCCTTACAGTTACGAGTGATTATTGCATCCATAGTGGTTTTCTCCTTTCGAATTCTTAAGTATTTAAATATCTATATTCTCTTTCTACCATTTTATATCCATCTTTCGTTTCTTTAAAGACAAATCTTGAATAACAACCATAAAGTGGATGATATTCCCAATTCGAATAATACATAGTGACTCCCCTTTCAAATTTAAAATATAAGGTGAAAAGAAAGAGACTTATTTAAGTCTCCTCTATTACTACTTCTGGTGTCTCATTGTCATTATCTCCTTCCGTAAACTTCACTATTGTGTTTATGACTGAATCCATAGTCCCTTCAAATTTATTGCTAGCTGCTGATGCTGCTATTCCTGCTACAAAGAAACTTCCCACTCCGATACATATTTTTGTCACCTTTTTTATATCTTCGGGGGTTGTCGCTTTTATCAAGTTCGCCGCAACCGCGCCAACTCCTATTGAAATTACTAATCCTCCAACCATCTTAACTACCGTTAATGCTGTTTTAAATTTTTCCATAATGATTCTCCTTTCAAAATATAGTTTCATTATAGACTATGTAATTCCAGCGAGATTCATTTATATTTTGCTCTTGTTATATTTATAGTGCCATTACCGGTAAAAAATAAATGATTTGTAGGTACAACTTGTACGAGATTTATGTAATTATCATAGGCCGTACACCATTCACGCACTGTTTGTAGTGCAATATCGGATGGTTCCCTAGTAAGATTACGTGGAATAACACTGAATTGTCCTTTTTGTAATACAACGTCCTTAACAGTATCCGGAAAGTCCTCTGAGCGTACACGATTCATTATTACATTAAGAACTTTACCTACTTCATAGTAATTTATTTCTTCCTGAAAATCTATATCATATTCCCCATCGCCATCAACATTTCCTCCACCACTTAATACCTGTGCAAGAAGGTAAACATCTTCGTCCGTAAACCCATAATGAAGTTTAATCTCTTTTATTGGAGCTGGCGTGGTCGGAATTGGAATATCTTTTATAGTTTCTATTACAGATAATACAGTTGTGTCATTAAATGTCTCTTCGTTTTCAACACCATTTGACAGGTTAAATATAACCAGAGATGTAATAATCGCCACTATCAATGTACAAATAACATAAAAGCGTGGTTTAACCTTCCATTTTCTTTTGTTTCTATCTAATTTATTCATAAGTTTGTAACCTCCCAATAAAAATAAAAGCAAAGATGCCTAAGTTTTCCTTAAGCATCTCGCTTTCTGATTTTATACTGCTCATATATTTGCTGCAGTCTCGCCAATGGCTTTGAAACCCTCCAATGCCGTTAATTCTTCCGGATTCAAGTTCTCGACCGCTCCAAGTAACTGTTCCTCGCAACGGTTTGTTAACAGTCTTATTACTACTATTCCTGCTACCACACCTACTACGATGATTGTTCCTTTGATGATCTTACCTTTATTTTCCTTTATGAATTCACCCAATGTTCTTTTCTTTTCCATGATGATTCTCCTCTCAATATTTTAATTAAGTATTATCTTCATTATACCCTGTGTATTTCCTGCGACCTTATTCAGTCATTAAATGTGGAGGTACCTTAAAGGCCTCATCCACCTCTTTCTTAATCCGAGTTACAAGGTCCTCCGCAATAACTTTCCGTTCAGAATATTCCTCTTTCGTTATTTCATCCCAGCCGGTATCGGATTTGGATTCTTTAAAGAAGCGATTAATTTCGACCTTCTCGCCATCAGGTTTTATTGCATAGAATACAGCAACAGTATCAAAATCACCATTCTTCTTATCAGTAAGAATATCATCACAATAAACCTTGATAGGTTCTCCGGGCATATAAGGCATTGTAATCGGATACATCTCGTCCATAATTCTCTGCACAAGACCACTATGATATGTGCTTTGATTGTGGATGTTGATGCAGTAATGTGAATCAATGTTCTTATATTTCACACTACCGTCCGCATATACATACTTGAACAAAGCGCTCATACGCTTGCATTGATAGTTAACCTCCTCGCCCTTAAGACCACTTATGTCTGAAATATCATTCCAAATATCAGATGTGTCACCAATAGGTGTTAACGGTCTTCCATCAATAAGTCGGTTCAGAATATTCTGAGTAAAACCAATACTCATTCCACTATGACCGTCTTTAGTAAGACTTCGGAAAGCCTTTAGGGCACTTCCATAACAAGCGCATCCATAATCCCAATCGCCATCGGGAGTTTTACTATCTTCCCTTTCACTCTTACAGGCCAACTCAACCTCTTTATACGCCCAGCCTGTCATACCTGTTCTCGGTCTGAAAATATACATTATACGATTTCTTATTTGTCGGAAGAACCTACAAATATAGTACATTACCTGGGAAAATAGCTTACGCTTTTGCGGTCTTTTACACTCACAGGCTATTTCAGGATCCTTTGGAGAATGTCCTTCTCTACATAAGGAATCAAGCCGATGTACATCCTTATCAGTGTGACCATCCCATTCAGGAGCTATATCCAGTTCCTTGCAGTTGAACATATCCCAATGACAATTCTCGTAGTGATATGTATATGGTCCCAAAGGAGTGTCAATACCGACAATAAAGTACTCTCCACAAAAACAAGGCTGTCCGTCCGAATGCTTTCTGGATTTCCATGCTCGACCTTTATAGGAATTAAATAAAGCTGCCGATAAATATAACCGCTGCTTGTATAGGTCGTTGAACGTATGATACCCATCTGAGAACTCGCCAATATCCTTCTCAGACATATTTACAGCTCTGTCGTCCCAGTACTCATTGGCGGATATCTTTCTTGGATTGCCACCAAACTCAGCAATTACCTCCGGTAAATTCTCGTTAACAGCTTCCAGGCGAATACCTTGATCATTGCAGAAATCGACAGCCGCCTGTAAATATTCGTCAACGCGATTTGTCCAGAGAATAACCCTGGCACCTTTGGCGATTTCCTCTTTGATTTTCTTGACATTTTTCATAATGGGTTCGCCTACTTCAGGATATTTGTTCTGAACAAGCGTTCCGTCGAAATCTAGCGCAATAATCTTTACAGCATGTTTATTTGGCATAGTGATGAATCTCCTTTCAATTTTTAAGTTTATGTAGCCGCCCACAAGGGGCGGAGATTTAATTAACCAACACGAATGCCGGACGAACCCCAATCGAGTACGACGCGCCGTTGCAGCTCGTATCGCCATAGTTGGCCACACGAGCGAAATGAGCCGCAGATACTTCTTTTTTAGTTGCGTTTTGCATCCAGTACCATTCGTAGGTATCATTGAAATCAGCAATGCGATTCTTTCTCTTTTTCATAAGAGGAAGTTGCTCGTCATTATCAGGCTCCATTACACGGTTATACCAATCATCATGGCCGAACATCTGACCGTATGTAGGAATACTGAGGTCGCTAATTCTTTTTATCATGTCTTTAGGGAACGCCTTCAATAACACAGTGTTAATCCACTTACAAAGATCTGATTTCTTATAACCACCTTCGTTGGTGTTTTTCTCGTTCATAGGCCGCTCCGTAACACAATCATCGAACAAAAACAGCGTTCCCTTTTCAGTAATTTTCTGTGCAGTCGCTGTAAATTCTCCAAATCCAGTCAACTGAATGACAATTTGGTCACCAACTCTAACGTTCTTAACTTCCAATTCTCTTTTTCTTAATACTTTCATGGTAATTCTCCTTTACAATTTAATATTTTAGTAGGTTAAATATATAAATAGAAGACGCCCTTATGCAGAGCGCTTCTTAGGTGTCTTATACTTCTTCGGTATTCTAATCTTCTTAGCAGCCCATTCTCTCCAATGTTTTGAAAAGAAGCTCTTTCCATCCGAACCCTTCTTATTAGTTCTTGTGTACTCGGCCCTCTTCAAATTAGCCTTAGCAATAGACCTCAGTATTTTTCTCATAGTGATAATCTCCTTTCAAAAGATTATTTTATATATTTTGGTTCGATGCTATAATTAAGCACTAAACAAGGTTCCCCTTCTTCTGTGAGTTGAGTACTGAAACTTATCTCAACCATTCCTTTATCAATATCCCAGCCCATCTGGTCCCCAAGAGCTATCCCAGCTAATCCAAGACCATAATATAACTCATTGAGTGTCAGGAACATATCACTGAGCATATTACGATTTAACTCATTGACAACTCTGCGAATCTGTTCGATGTCACTTCTGAAATATCTTCCACTTAGACTGTCAAAACATAACACTGGTCCTCTACCTGTTAGAATAACCTCATTCATACCGGGAGGATTTCTCTTAACACGATCTGCCGAAATCTCATCTCGTATCTTGAGTTCCTTATTCTTACCAAGAGTCTCAACAACTTTTGTCTGATATTCCTTGAATGCTGCTTCTGTAAGGCCATAGATACTAGCCAGGGCAGCATTACGCCTTAAAGAAATATGATTTGCACCAATGATACAAGCGATTGTAACCGCTCCAACGGCAATTGTTGGTAAATACGTCTTCCATGTAAGTTTAATGGTTTCTCTCTTAGATAAGTAATTAGCCTTATCCCTCCAAGAATATCCATCAGTGTCTACGCCAAGCCATTCGGCGAATGACATTTCTTCCGGATTATCGACTTCCTCCTCATATTTACTCCATACAAAGTCGTCGATGATCGAAAGTGCTTTGGGGGTTGCTCTAATTCCCATTATCGTTGTTGTTACGAGTCCAGCCACTGCTACTCCAGTTAGAATAGTAGGACTATTTTTAGAAATTATTCCCCCGAGGTTTTTTGTTATTTCTGTGAGACCTCTTCCGTTCATACAATCTTTCTCCTTTCGTTTTTAAAAATATAAAGAAGAGATGTATTACCATAACGCACGCATCGTTATGTCACTAATCTTTTTAATTAGTGCTCGACCTATTAAGTCTACATCTCTTCATTAAACTCTGTGTAATTTCTGCGACCTACTTAAAGTCTTCTTTTCCACCACAAGGATAACAATATAATTTACGTGTCTTGTCTGTTACGATAATATGTGTTGGTGAACCACATACAGGACAAGTCCTTGGAATTTCCTCAGTACCACTTCGGGTTAAATTCTCCGATACCTCAGGAATAATTTTGTTGGCCTTAAATATCTCGATTGTATCACCTACGCCTATAACCAACCCCTCAAATATCTTTAAGGTATGGAGATTTGCTTGCTTAACTTCTGTTCCCTCAAGCCAAACAGGTGTAAATAAGACAACTGGCGTTATTAATCCAGTCGTACTTACACTCCATTTCATTCCTGTTACTGTCGTTGTCGCTTTCTCATCGGGCCATTTGAACGCCATACTGTGCTTAGGAAACTTTGCTGTGGCACCTAATGAATCCCCATAGTGAATATCATTCAGTGTTAACACAAGACCATCAACTGGGAACTCAAAATTCTCAACTTCTCTAGTGTACTTATCAATCTCAGCATTAAGTTCGAAGTTAAGCACTTTTGTATGTGGTACAATTCTAAATCCAAGAGTCTTAAGATGTCCAAGTTGTTTGTGTCTTGTTGAGATATCACGTCCGTGCCCTTCGAGTAAGATAACCGAATGGGCTATGAAGTTCATATGTCGTAACAAAACATTCGTTGTCCTTGTAGCATTAATAAGCCCGCTTGTCATGTTACGTGGATTACTATACTTCTCTCCTTCTCTTGTCTTTTTAATCTGTTCGAAGTCTTTAAGAGACATGCATCCTTCTCCGCGGACAATGACGTTATTTTTAATCGGAATAGTCATAGGGACATGACGCATCATCACAACGTTTTTAGTAATATCTTTACCATAATGTCCGTCTCCTCGACTAACAGCTTGCTGTAGAGTACCAAATGAGTAATATAAAACAATACTTACCCCATCAAGCTTCCAGGATAAGAGTCCTTCCTTCTCACCAAGAAAACGTAACAGCTCATCAATATTTTTTGTATCTTTAAGTGAAAGAATTGGTGAGTAATGCTTAATCTTTCCTTCTTCTGGTTCTGTAAATCCAACTTTCATTGTTGGAGAGCCTTCTAATCTTATACCCGTTTCAGCCTCAAGATGTATTAACTCGCTTAAATATCTGTCGTACTGAGCATCACTTATTGGCGACTCGTCGTCATAATTATTAGGCGTATAATACTTACGTGCAACGTCATTTAGAATATCAATTAAATCAGCCATACGTGCTTCCTTGGTGAATTCAGTAATCATTTAACTTCCTCCTTTCTTAGAATAACCAAAATATGAATCTAATTGCTAATGCCACAACACAAGCCGCAATAGATAGTATAATAATTACACCAAATATCAATACTGCAATCGTAACAAATTTATCAAGTATCTCTTTTTTCATTAGAAATACTCCTTTCCCTTTTGTTTTTGTACATTAAGAAATCAGCCATACGCATTGCCTCATTTAAAGACATATTTGACAGCTTAAATATAGTTCCATATGATATACCAAGTACATTAAAAGTGATATGAGATTTGTTAAGAACAAGAAACTCATCACCACCAAGTCTAAATACCCATTCTGAATATTTCTTAATTTCTTCTGCAAAGCTTTTGATGAATATGTCGCCTTCTTCATGACCTTTTGTGTCATTAATCATTTTGAGATTATCTATGTCAATTATCGTAACAAAAATATCCATAGAGTCAAATTCCTTACGAAACTCCTCTAACATGTTACGATTATATGTTTTCGTTAGACTATCAACGAAGGCTAAATAACATAGTTCCTCCTTTGACTTATCCTTGGAAATCACATTTTCAATTAGATTCTTAACTATCATTACCAAGCCTCCTTTCCAAAAATTTTATACTAAAATGTAATTCTAGCGAGATAGTACGAAGCGACATGATAAATTCACATGGCCTTTTCCTTTCTACTCGAGACAAAAATATAAAGAGATGTCAGCGAGTGTCGAACTGCTTCTTATTACCAAACGACGCGGGGACCTTCTCTCAAGTACCTACATTCGTATCACTACGTCGTTTTCTCTTCATTATACTCTATGTAATTTTCGCGAGGGTAAAAGAATAAGAACCTATTAAGTTCTTATCTTTTGTTTTTAAGTTGTTATTATTAATATAAGTACCTTTGCTATGCTAGAACTAGATATCCATAATGATATTTGTGCTAATAAGCAATTTAAACTATTTATCATAATAATTCTCCTTTAATTTTTTCTTATCATTATAGTCTATGTAATAGCTGCGAAAAGGAAGAGGATGTTACTCCTCTTTTGCTTTTAAAGCCTCTTTAATCTTGTCCCAATGTGCTGCGATGTAGTAAATGCCATAGGCCGCAGCAAGAACCGTGACTACCGCCACACCACCGGATAATCCAGTTCTAATACTTCCTTTGTATTTCAAACCTTGAGTTAATCCGATAGCTGCCGCAGCTGCCCAAGTCCATTCCTGTTTCAATTGTGCCTTTGCTCCACCCATAAACACCTGACTGATAAAATTACTCTTTTCTAAAATATTCATTTTATTCTCTTCCTTTCATTTATTAGTTTCATTAAAGGCATAGTTATTTATGCGAAAAGAAAGAAGCTTATTCAGCTTCAATCTCTGTTTCTTTATTTTTATAGATTTCTTCTCTTTCCTGAAGTGCTTTAAGTCCTTTTAAGCCTGAACGTATCATTAAGATACCTGCTATTGTTATTACTCCACAGATTCCTAATACTACCTTATCACTTGTTGTAAACATAATTTTACTCCTTTCAAAATAGATTTCTATTAGAGTCTTTGTAATGGTCGCGAAAAAAGAAGAAGCTCATGCCTCCTCAACGGTTTCTCCCTTTTGTACTTCATAGTACTGTCCGTCAATCACAACGATGCTTCCATCTTTTATTCCTTTTTCCATCTTTTTGTTGAATCTTGCCTGTTTAATTCCATTGATCCCCATAATTCCCAGGTTTATCACACTAATACCAATTCCTATTACCACTGGTACTAATATAACAATCGCTGCTAATGTTACAAGATCATTATCCTTTTTCATTATAAAATCCTCCTAAATTTTTTATTAGTTATTCATTAGAGGACGAGTTTTCCACGCGAATTCACCATTCTTCACCGTACTTCTCAGCAACTATCTTCATCATCCAGACCACAGCTTCTCTTTCTTCGCCATGCAAATTTTCTAAAGTCTTAAGAATAATATCTTTGAAACATGACCAACAAGTATTCTGATTATGAGCAAAGCCTCCCCATTTAAGTTCAGTACCACATTTCACACACTTTATTTTATCAGCCATAAATATAATCTCCTTTCAAAAAGAAAGAGCCTAAGCTCTTCTTATTACTCTTTGATTGTGCGTATTGATAAATCTCTGCATTTAATCTTTATACCTACCTGTTTTTCCTTTCCTTCATTGTTTGTAAATGGGACCGTGATTTCCGTTTCAAAATCCCCTTTTGTTTCCAATAAAACTCCACCTTTTACAAGGTAGGATATAATCATATCACTAATTGATGTTTTCATATACATCATACTCCTCTCAAATATAGTTTCATTAAAGGGTGAGTTTTCTACGCGAAAACAAGAGGATTATATCCTCTTTAATCTTATGTTAAATATATAGTATTTCTTCTGGATGAGCTCTTGCCCATTCATTATAGAGTTCGTTCAAGTTTAATTCCGTAAATTCCTCATCAAACCAATTAATAGCTCCATGAAATCCCATCACTAATCCTCGCAATCCCCAGTCTGCACACTTATTCTTATGATAAATGTGTGCAACTTTAAAAATTGCTCCGAAAGCAATTATAAATCCACTGATTATTAATTCTGTTCCATGATCTTCTACGAAATCTCTTGACTTCTTTCCCATAGTGCTCACATAATCTCTCCCTTCAAATTATTATATTTCACTATAGGATATGTTATAATCGCGAAATAAAAGAAAAGAGCTATTCACTCTCAAAATAAACTCAAATTAGTTATTTACACATTCTATTTCTTGTTTTATGGTGCTGTATCGTCTTTCTTTTCGTTCTTTTCTATCTGCGATTCAAGATTTTTGATCTTCTTCTGGAATTTTAACAGATTATCGACCGTCTGTTCTCTCTCACTCTCTAAAGCTTCATCGATTTTTGTTGAAATCTCTTTGTCTTTAGATTCTAAAAGTTCCCTGGTCCTCTGTAATTCCTTGAATACTTTGATCAATTCTCCTTTCGCTTTTTGTGTTTCTTGTTCACGATGTTTTGTCATTGTGAATACACCACCAATAAAACCTAAAACCGATGCGCAAACAAGTCTTACTCCTACGCCTATCTTAATCATAACATCCTCCTTTCGTTTTTATTCATTATATAACATGTAATGCTTGCGAAAAGAGAATAAAAGAAGAGGCTAAAACCTCAACTTCATCATATGTATTTAATTGAATAATCATAAGTATGTACGCCTGTATACGATATTGGCCTCGTAACCATTTAAACGCAGCAACCAATACACGAAACGTGCTTCTTCTGCAGTTGAATATGATTCTATTCCTCCGTACCATGATATGACCCACATACCTTCTTCTCCTTTCATTAAAGAGTATGTTACTCTCGCGAAAAGAGAAAAAGAGAGCCTAAGCCCTCCTCTTAATGTGTTCTTAAATACCGAATAACGACCCAGATCAACCAAAAGCCTCCTGTTACGATTGTCATTATAAAATCGAACAAAATACTTATTTTTCTTTGTTTCATTTAATCCTCCTTTTAAGAATATCTTCATTAAATACCATGTTATACATGCGAAAATATAAAAGAAATAAATTAAGTGCTTTGTATTATCCGCGACGTATCTTTATTTCTTCATTGTCAGCATATAAGGTTGTTACTACCTCAAGATCTTTTTCAACATCATCGAGTTCCGGTTTATGAGTATAGGTCCAGATTGCGCATAATAAGTTCCAAATAAATGCTCTATCATGAGGTTCGTCCGTATCCCCACGCAAATGCTTTAAACAATGTCTCCCGGCCGAATCAAGATAACAATGTAGCGGAATACCCTTCTTCCAGTTATTTTCCCCGTATTTTTTGGATCCCTCCTCAAAGTGCTTGCTAACTTCCAACATAGCTGTGTAAATATCTTTGTAGTCTGTATGGTCGTTTACGAATGTTGTGATGGCTCCAACAAGAAGAGAGATATCTTTTGTGCGTTTGAATCCTTCTATTGGAGCTAAACAAGAAGTTCCCAATATCTTATCAACCACATCCACAGGAAGTAAATCACAACGTCCTTTTCCCTCAGCAACGTCACGAACCGCTCCAGTACCAAATTCTCTCCGATTTCCGCTATCTTTTATCATAAATATGCTCCTTTCGGTCTAAAATGACCTTAAAATATGCCAAAAATAGGTGATATGCTCTCAGACGCTCTAGAATGCCCTACAATCAATTTAGATCCCTTTCTGGTATGTTTACATTACCTATCTTATAAAAGTCGTTTAAAATCGATTCTGTGAGGTCGTTTTTTCTGAAAGTCTGAAAAATTTTTAAAATATGTAATAAAAGGGAAAGGCGTGTTGTTATACACGCCCCTTTAATACAAATCCTAATGCTTTTGATGTGATGATATCGACTTTTTCATGTTTCAGTATCAAAACTATCCCGATTAAGTTTGCTGCGGCTATTACCATTGTATCTGGACTTATTCCCTTTTGTTTTTCATAGCTTTTCGCTTTCAAAAGTTTTTCCAGATTACTAGCCATATCGCTGTACTCATCGGAATTAGCTTCAAACTTAGACATGTCGTCTAAAATCGAATCAATCACTTTTTCCAATTTTGATTTCTTCTTAAAATGTAACTCCATATTAAACACCTTTCCCTTCTGTATTTTTTTTATCCTCCATTATATGCTTTGTTCTTTTTGCGAATCATGAAAGATTAATCAGAGAGTTTGGCGTTCGGATCAACCTTGAGAGATACTTTTGCTTTCTCAGCCAGATTCTCAAGATCGCTATTTAATTGAAGCCGGTAAATATCTTTTTCTGGGCTACTTGTATCAATTTGTAAGGTTCCGTCCGTATCCGCTCCGGATTTTACGTACGTTCTAGAGCTTATCCCCAAAATCACCCCAATAAATATTGTAAGAGCAGAAATAGATCCTACAATCTGCTCTCCATAGGGTAATCCCCAGATGGTTGCAAGAGCAATATACAAAGTACCTATTGCGGGAAGAAGATACTGTGCAATCCATTTGAGTGTGTCATAGACTCTGTTACTTAACAACATGGTGAATTTCCTCCTTTTAATTAATATTTGATTTTCGAATTGGTAACTTGTTTATCTCCTGTATAATTTTCTTTGCTGTTCCGTTTCCACCCATTTTTTCATAGGGCTTATACAAATAGTCATTCAGGTTCTCAAATTCATCTTGAGTAACCCACCCACGATCAATGTAGCAAAGGCCAAGATACACAATCCTATCATGGCCTAATCCAATGAGCATCTGCGTCTTGACATCTTTCTTTTCAAGACTTTTTTGCAAAAATGTCCAGAATCCTGCCGATGCCATAACTGAGCAGACAATGGTAATAAGCATTTGTGTAATTTGATCCATAAAACGCCTCCCTTACATATTAAATATGATTAACTTCTTATTAGCAACCTTAATATTTTTATTGAATAACTTTTCGTAAAGTTGTATAAGACTTTTTCTTTGTTGCGTAGATAAAAGTTTATAGAAACTTCCCATCCAACCTCTAAACATATTTTCGACATTTTCGTAACAAATATCACTAATATCGACTTTATTTGCTAACTTCTTAAGTTTTCTACGCATCGCAGTAACACGAGTTGGATTGATTCTTTTAATTACTTTTCCATCTTTAGTAAGAGTATACTTCACTTGAAGGTATTTGTAAGTGCTACTTATCTTGACTATATGAGTCTTTTTCTCATTGATATGTATACCCAATTCATTCGCTATTACTCGAATATTATCCAATAAGTCTTGTAATTCCTTCTTGTTTGGGCCCATAATGTACCAATCATCCATATAACGTCCGTAAAATTTTTGACTTCTTACGTATTTCACATAGTTGTCTATTCGATATGGATAATATATACCGATAATTTGACTTAATTGGTCTCCAATATTAACGGATTTGTCCATCCATTTATTTCCGGTTAAAAGTTCTTTAGGTATTAGCCTATATTCTAACTTATTAAATATGTCGGTCATACAGTTCTCATACTCTTTATCAGACATATAGGACACATCAATCCTAAAATCATTAAATATAAGAGTAAATAGCCAATCAAGGAATTCATCATCGTCAAATAATCTAAGTAGCTCTTTCTTAGCAATCTCATGAATTATATTATCATAGAACTTGCTAAAATCACCAAACAAAATATAACCTTCATTACCATACATCTTGTAATACTTATGTAAATGTACTTCAAAACGTTTTCTTGAATGAGATATACCTCGTCCTTTTATCGAGGCTCCATTATCATATATAATATGTTTCCTAACCTCAGGTAACAAGACCTCGTCACATAGTACATGACGAATAATTCTATCTTTAGTTTGAAGACTTGTAATAGGCCTAATTCGACCTCTTTCTGAAAGTGAGAACTCATCAGTTTTACCATTTTGTAAGTTTCTTGTAATAAGATCCTCTTGTATGGAGAATATGTACCTCAAGAAATTCATCATAAACTTTTGAGTCGTTTCTTTCCATTTACTTCCTTTTACAGAAGCCTTATAGGCCATATACAAGTTATTGGCGTCGCAAACAATTTCCTCATAAGTCATAGATTATTCACCGTTATAGCAATACTTACCGTAGTAAATTGCATCTGGCTTTATTTTTTATCCTTGTGGGAAAGGATAACATCTCCTTCTCTGTTGGTTAGTCAGAGAATCCGGACGAACCCCATTAGAGTTCGACGCGTTGTTGTAGTTCGTATTGCCATTGTTGTTCACATTAGCGAAATTAGCCGCAGACAGCGCAGATTTAGACGTTACCCTGTAAATATACTTTGATTTTATTATCTTTTTGACGCCATTTCTTTATTAAACCAATTTCTCGGTCAATAGCTTTTATGTACTTACCGTAGATGTTGATATCAACTTCAAAGAGTTCTACTATCTGTTGTAACTCTTTAATGAGTTGCTCACAATTTGTTATTGCGTCATTCTGGTAATCTCTTCGCTTCTCATACTCATGCAAAGAAGTTGGATAAAGCGTATTAGCTGCTCGAACATTACTTGTAAGCACCGATGCTATTTGATTAATACGAATCTTAGAATTTTGCATTAAATATAAATACTTAGTAAAATCCTCTTTATCGTCTTTACCAAATGCATAACGAATACGTGCAAGATTATTTAAGTCTCTAACACCAAAGTTTCTTTGCATGAGTTCAACGAGCATAAAATATAACTCCATGGAATACGTTATAGCCTCAAATTTTGACTCTTTACGATCACTTACAAGAACGCTCATTAATAAGCAGTACCAGTAATCTCTTCAAATTCGGCTTCCGTAATCCAATTCATTATAACCGCATTTCGAACTCTAGTCTCATTCCACAGTTTCATGTCATAATAAGACTTTACTTTAGTATAATTATTGCTATGTTCCATGGTGATCCTCCTCTCTTAAAGTTCTACACCTGTCATCATTGCCACATATTCGATGTCGGCTCGGATCTTAATCTGTTTGAGTTCTTCTGAAGAAATATCGCGAAGAATAAACCAGTATTTGCCATTAACTTCTGTAACCTGAACAAGCTCCATGTTGTCATGGATTTCGTCATTAGTTCCATCACTGATAATAACCGGAGAACAGTTACCAACAAAAAGCTCGGAATTAATAGGCGCATTGGAAATATAATTATTACCATTAAGACTTAAATTCTCAATGACTGTTCCATCAGCAAGTGCTATGCTATAGATTTTTTCATCCATTTAATTCACATTCCTTTCATAAAAATATGTTAAAAAGATAGGGGGGGCACAAGGCCCCTAGATTATACTAACCCAACCGCGAATGCCGGACGAACCCCAATAGAGTACGACGCGTTGGCGCAGTCCGCATTGCCATAGTAGAACACACGAGCGAAATAAGCCGCAGACACGACGTCTCTAAGCCACATATATTCTCTGTTTTTGTATGCTCTTGGATTCAGTCTGAATAACGCCAATTGTGAATTATCGATTGTATATCTGGTTGGGATTAACACACCATCTCCTGCCGGAGCAAAGAAATGCGATCCATAAACCATTACTTCATTCATAAGGTCGACTGTGGAATCGAACCATGCTCCTCCAGAAGGAACGCCAGCTGTAACTGCATTTGTAAAGTATTGTCTGTGTGAGAGAAGAAGCGCGCCAAAATCTGTTGTAATTTGTGTTTTTGCGGTATTTAAATTCGCAGTATACATAAGAGATCCGACGTATCCACCATCCGTAATGTTTGTAGCGTTCATTGTGGCATCATACATTTTGTTTCTTGGCACCACTACAAGATGATGCTTTGTAAACGCTGTGTCTCCACAGTTGTACCAATAATCCATGTCAGCAATCTCATAAACATGACCGTTTAATGTCCAATAATCACCAATAAAAAGATCATCAAACGTTCCGGTTTGTATTGCCGTTTGCTGCGCCGCAGTAATCGCAGTACCTAAATTTTTACCTCTGTAGATATTTCTATGGTTGATCGCCGAAACCAAACCAGCAAATTCGATTGCTGCATCTGAGGCTAAGATTTTTTTTGTACCACCAGCTCCATCCTTAATAAGGATATCACCAGCAGTGAATCTTGTATCTGCAGGATATGTAGTAAGTTTTCCCATTTTTTATTTTCCTCCTTAATTAAAATGTATTGTCTAATAGAGCATGTTCGTTTAATTCCGAAATCATAGTTTCAGCATTAGTTAGCCTGTTTGCAATTAACAAAGATGTAATGCTATTGATACATATTGTTAAATTGGAAATATCCTTTCGTAAACTAATAATATCTCCCGCATCTGCAAGGAAGCTACTTCCAAGAAGACTACCATCTATATTATCAGTAATAATATATCCATTAGAATCCATCAATTCATGATAAACGGCATGATTCGTAATATCTGGTATATTTTTTTCAATATCTTCAAGTCTGTCGTCCAAAGTGGAATACGCGATAGTTTTAACTCCACTGTTACGAGCAAGAATAACTTCACTATCTACGGTAACATTTGCTACTATAGCAGCAAGTGAATCCTTTAAAGCATTTAATGCGTCCGTAACCTTGCTACCCGTAACGGTTGATTGGTTTGTTATGCCAGTACTACCATGAGCTGAGGATGAATTTTGGTGAGCAACTAAATTAGCATCGACACTTGTCTTATTAGCATCTACTTTAGTATTCAACTCTTTAATAACTGTTTCGACTATAGTAGATACTAAATTGCTACCAGTTTTATTAAATGATATTTTATCGCTTGAATGTACTGGTGAATCTGTGTTTTTATGAGCAGTAAGTTCTGCTTGAACTCCAGCAATTATACCTAATAAACTTGTTTCCAAGTCCTCATCCGCTCCAAAGGCATCTGTAAGTGCTTGATTGATAGCATTTATACGCTCAACATCAGTCGAGAATACAGAGTCTAAATTATCAATCAAACCCTTAAGAGTGTTTAAAGCTGCAGTAATTGTAAGACCAATGACTATGGAAACATTGTCGATGTGACTCGATGTATGTTTCTCTGCAATCCCAGTTACATGATTATCATGTTCTGTATTCGCTGTAGACATATCGGTTTCCACGGAAGCAAAACCATCATTGATTTTGGTATAATCGTCTTTAATTTTAGTTGGACCATCAAGGTTACAATACTTATTAGGCATTTTATACCTCTCCCTTCTTGTGATTTGGTCTTACGCTTGATTCGAATCATCTATAGGAATCTCAGAAATCATCTCATCAAGCTCAGCAATACCCGTTTCCAAATCCGAGTGCTGTTTTTTTAAATCATTAATCTGCCTTAAAATTTGTGTCTGTCTATTCATAAGACCTATTTTCTCAGATTGCAGTTCATCCCTGCTTAACACTTTTTCTACAGTTTCCACAATGGTTACATTTCCATTATTTACTGTATATTTTTTGTTTAACATAGTCATTTTTGCCATATCGACACTCTCCTTAATTATATTATTGAATTCATTGCACTAACTAAATTTGTAAGATAACTTGCCAAGATATTATTTCCTTGACTTTTAGTTGAAGGGATAGTATTTCCGCCAGTAAAGTAGGCCGATAAAGCACTCAATGCATTAACGGCTTGATTAAAATTATTCTGTGCTGAGAAATCAAATCCTGTTGTGGCTGAATTAAATGAATAATCAGCTAATCCTTTATAGTTCCTGAATTCGTTTATTCTTGAAGTAAACGAATTCCACTCTGATGCTGTAAGATTGAAATTTCCACCAGAGGTTTTTGAATAGGTCCATGAAAAATTATTCGGACGTGGTGGTGAATTCGTTGTTATATATAATGTACCACTACTAGCCGAATAACCATTCTTGAATACTGTACAATAAAATTGATATTCAGTATCAGGTTCCAAACCAGCTACTAATAAATAATCGCCAGTTCTTTGATATGAATATCCTGAATCTGCAACCGAGACACCATCAATATAAGTACCCAAATTTCCGCCACTATCATTGTTATGAGTTATAACTTGGATCCAGGTGGAAGATTTTGTGTCAAAAGTGATCGATGGAGCAACAACGGATGTATGTCCAGAACAAGAACCAGAAGAATACCATACTCCGGCCCATTGAGCCTCTGAATCAAAACTATAATCTGTACCTGATGTTAAACCACTAAAAGTCTTGGAAGTAGAAGCAGAGTTTTGCCATGCACCACCATCAATTCTAAAACGGAAACCGCCATACTCACCTTCTGGATTAGAAAGTCCACTAATATGTACTGTAATTGAACTCGTATTATACGAGGTTATTGATAGAGTTGCCATGGATTCTCACCTCTCATCCAAATTTAGCAGTTATACCTGTAACTGTAGCATCACTAAAATCTACATCTCCGCTACAGTATAATGTTCCACTAATATATTGTGAACCATACAAATATAACCAACTGGCGAATGCATCTATTCGTTCCATGGTAGATGGAGTACCTCCAACTGAAGAGGACTTACCTATCATTAAGGTATTTCCACCAGTAGTATAAGCGGTCTTAAATATAACATAGCTAGAAGTTCCCATATCCATATTAATTGAACCTGTTCCAGCACCATTGTTTATTACTGCATGTTGTGCATATAACCTACCAGTATATACGCCATTTGAATTTATATAAGTACTGTAACCACTAGCCTCCCATGCATTAACAGCTTGATAATCAGTATATTGAGAAGGAATTGATGGTTGATTTGTTACATTATTCCAGGATATGTATGCGTTAGACCCCATAGTTACATTGTTACCAACAATTAAGTCTTCTACCTGGGCCGTAGTTATTTTTCCCAATAGAGTACTTATATGGGTAGCATAAACATTTGGAGTGAAGACGCCATTACCATCTATATAAGTACTAGATATTGCTCCAACGTCCGAAGCAGATGGCATCCAATTGTCTGGTCTGGCTCCCACTTCAAAAGCTGTTGGAACCCACCAATCAGGTCTTGCGCCAACCTGTTCTGCTGATGGACTGTTTACAGAACTCCAACTAATGCTACCTCCTTCCATTTCTATGTCACCAATAATCTTATACTTACCGGTTACGACATCGAAATATAAACAAGGAGTATACCCGTCATTACCATCCCCCTTATCAAGGGATATCATGCCTCCTCCAAGAGTTGCTCTTGCTAGCTTGTCGCTTCTTGATACTCTAAAACCATATTCTTTACTTATTGCTACATTATTGTATAGCTTATCTTGCTGTACCGAATTAGTTTCGATTTGGTTTATTTTATCAGTTATCAGTTCAAGAGTATTTGCTATCTCAAGTTTGGTATTGATTTCAAATATTGGATTTTTTTCAATAGATAAAACTCTATTTTCAACATCAAGCCCAATTATGGGATCTATGATTTGAATAGCATCTCCAGCATCTACTATATCCAAGTCCTGTAACTGCTTCTCAATATACTCGTTACTGTTTTTAAGCATGAGTATGTCTATTGAGTAATAGGTCTTCAGGCCACCACGACTATCGATTATCTTCTTAACTCCTTTGAGGTTCTTACCGAAGCGTGCCTGAAAACCCCTATTTTGACCGATTGTTGCGAGTATATTGATTGTAAAACCGAGATTAGTATATTCGATCTCTCCGTCAAGTGCATTTGCCAACTGATATATTAGCGATTTTCTTGTTATCTCACTTTTTGCTGATATGGTGACTACGTCTGTAAAAGCCACAGTACCTACACTAAATTCAGTACCTGATAAAATATCCGTTAGAATTTGGGTTGGAGTTCCAATGTATGTATATGACGTATAAAGATTTTCTTCACCATCCTCCATTCTGTAATTAACATGCTCACACTGAATAGAATATGTTACATCTATCTCGTGATTCTGTTCTATATACTTAATGTCGAATGTTTGATTATCTATCACCAAATTGTTATCCGCATTGAAATACTCGCTCTTTAACTCTTTTTCGTAGGCCTCAAAGGTAAAGGTGAATTCACCGTTGACCACACGCTTTATACTGGCTGTTTCTTTGATAATATTATCTAAAACTGCCTGCAGTTGTCCACTACTATTATAAAGTTTTGGATCCATAAATTCACCTCTTCCTTATAAGTATGTATTTTTGTAGTCAAACTCTATAATTAGAGTTGTAAACGTTCCGGTTATTGTGAAATTGTTGGCATCCGGTGCAAGTTCTATGAAGTTTCCTTCAACTATTTTGTTTACTTTTGTGTTACCATTTAGACTGTATATAACCTTTTCTACACAATCAATATAAATTGTCCCTGTAAGGTTCGTAAACGTAAACTCTCCAATGGTGACACTAGTTGCAGTTCCTGTGATTTTTATGATTGGGAGTGCTTTATATGTGCCTGCGTTATACACGACTATTTCGTCATCAGGAGATACAAGGAATACCCGATCATAACCACTCCATGGGATATTTGTGTATATCCAGGCAGAGTCTCCTCCTTGCCAAGATAAACTATCATTGTAATAGGTTTGTTGTTGGTATGGTTTGCATTCGAAGATAACTGTAAATTCATCTTTATACTCCCTACTCAACATCTTTGCAGATATGTCGTTTGTAACTTTAACAACCTTATATTCGACATCCTGTTCGTAGTCAAACACGAGTATGCCAGTTGAAGTTAGCCAGGAGGCAACAGCACGGGCCTTTTTCCTTCTGTCAAGTATATTATCGCCGACTATAGTGCCCTTTACTGGAATTTGTATATTGTTATAATTATCTTCGAATACGTATTGACCGTCACGTCCTTGTACTTCTATTTCCGTTTGACGCTTTGACGGTATATATGGCATTGATTCCGTGTCAAATATAACACTTAACTCATCACTATGTCGACCCCTAAATTTAAGACCCATCCAATCACCCCCTAGCTCCAGATATTTGTAAATTACGAAGTTCACGAGCTACTCTCTTGACATCCGCTTCTTCTCTAACAACTAAACTTGCAATTTTAAATTCGTTATGTATGACTTGTTCTCCCCCATTTTGACTATCGGAGGATGGTTTATCAACATCAACTGGAGCTTTATACAAACTGCTAGCAATTGATGTGGCTCTACTGCTTGTTCCTGATACATTTAATCCTTGAGTCTTGCTGAAAGTGGATTTTATCCCACTCTCGACATCTGTCATATCAATAACAGGTCTAATAGTTGGCTGTAATTCAACATCACTATCAAGAACGTCCTGAACGTGACCCAAAGCATCACTCATTGAATCAACTGCAGACTTACCAACATTTTCGGAAGCAGCAGCAACCTTTCCTGACATCCCTTCAAGACCAATAACCATACCTTTTCCGGTATTCTTACCAATCTCTTCAAAGACTTTAGATGGCGAATGAATACCAAGAAGTCTCTTAGCCCCATCAATAGCATTTTGCACCACGCCTTTAGCAGCATCAACTAGGGATTTACCCATGTTGACAATACCATTAATCAATCCGCTAACAATCTGTCCACCAATCCTTGGAAGTCGTCCGAGGAAAGATGTGATAGCTTCAATTATTGCGGTTATAAGATTCTCACAGGCATCATATATGGCATTATGATTATTACGAATAGCATTGGCAAGACCATTAATGAAGGAAATGATTAGTTTAAATGCCATGTCAATGATAGCAGGTATCTTCTGTCTAATCCCATCTAAGAAATTTAGAACAATATCAATTCCAGCCTTTACAACATCAGCAATGTTCTTTGCGATGCCTTTAAGAAAACCAATTATGATCTTCATTCCAGCATCAACAAACTTTGGAACGTACTCAACAAGCTTTGTTAAGAGTTCAAGTATGAAATTCAAAACAGTAAGAATAAGAGGCGGTGCTAATTCACCGATAAGCTTAATTAAACCAGTGAACAGAGCTTTAATTGCCTCCATTATAACCGGCATTCCTTCGATTATTACTCCTGCAAAAGCGATTATGGCGTAGCCAATTTGCTCGAGTAGGAAAGGAATTAACCCAATTATAGCAGTTACAATTGCTACGAGAGCTGCTGTTCCGGCCGTTCCAGCGATCGCCAAAGCAGTAAGACCTGCTGAGAAGGCTAACATACCTGCACCAACTGCTAAACAGCCTATACCAAACAAAGCGATAGCTGCAGCTAATGCCAAAATAATAGGAGTCAAAGGTGCCAATAATAGACCTGCAACACCAATAACAACAAAAACCCCTGCTAAAGCAAGTAACCCAAGGCCAATCTCAGAAAGAGACATCGAACCGAGCGTCTTTAATACAGGTGCTAATATAACAAGAGCACCAGCTACTAATAATAGTGCCGCCGCCCCAGGTAAGGCTCCTGTCATAAACATCATTGCAATTGCAATAATAGTTAATGAACCAGCAAGAGTAACCAAACCTTTTGCGATTTCTCCCCAGGACATTCCGCCCATGTTTTCTAACGCTTTTGATAGGATAACCAATGCACTAGCAATCACAACAAGAGCTGTTCCTGTTAGGATCATATTTTTAGGCATTAAATTAAGAGCTACTGCTATAATTCCAAGAGCACCTGCCATCGTTAGTAGTCCCTTACCAATCTCAGAAAGAGACATACTGCCCATCTTCTCAATTGCACTTGCAAATATAAGCATTGCTGCTCCGAGAATAACGAGACCAGTAGCCGTAGAAATAACACGCTTTGCATCTGGTGTTGCATTTATAAACAACGCAATCTCTGTTAGTAATACACCCATAGAAACTAAACCTTTAGCTAAGGCTGCAAGATCGATTTCTCCAAGTTTCTTTACTGCACTAGCTAATATAGTCATGGATGTTGCTAACAGTAATATACCTATACCTTTGGTAATGCCCATCTTGTTTAGATCGGTTGCTCTCATGAATAAAGCAAGTTCGGTCATAAGGACACCAACAGCAAGTAAGCCTTTACCTAAAGATACGATATCAATCGCTCCAAGTTTCTCAACTGCCGAGGCTAAAATATTAATAGCTACTGCAAATAGAATAAAACCTGATGCTCCTTTAATCATTCCTCCAGTATTAGCTGAGAGAATTTTTGTGGTGGCGATAAGCATACCCATAAGGGCGCCAACTGCAATAAGACCCTTCTCAATTCCTTCCCAATCCAAGTCTGCTAATTTTTTCATAGCAGAGGATAAAAGAAGAACGGCTATTGATACACCTATCATAGCAACAGACATTGTCATGATGCCTTTCATGCCAGGTCCCGAAATGAGTTTAGAGAATATAGTCATAGATCCAAACAGTTCAGCAAAGAGTGTTGCTATGGCAACTAATGCTCCTGTCAGCTTTTCCGAGTCAATAGATGCTAAAACAGCAAGAGCGGCCGCAAGAATACCAATAGAAATAGCAATCTTGAGTAATACTCCCGCCTTTAATGAGGATTGCCATGCTTCGAGGGAGCCTTTTACTCCATCAAGAATACCAGCGAAACCACCAGTTACTTTTGACATTGAGTTGACAAACTTCCTGATACCAAGTATTAGAGTTCCAAGTAAACCGGTGTTAATTATATCGAGTATCGAGCTAAAACTACCTTTATCAAGTGCTTCAAGTATCCTATCTTGCAAACTCATGATGCCTTTACCTATCATACTTGCAAGGTTATAGAACAAAGGAGCAACCTTCTTAAGAATATCGACCGTTTTAGAGAAGATCTTACCAATGCCTTCAAATAAGGCAGAAAATGGTTCAAATCTTAGTCTAACTCTATCCGCAAAGGATTCAGCACCACTTGAATCGATCTCTCCAAAAGACTTAAAGAATCCAGCGATAGCCGTTATACCGATTCCAACTTTTTCGGCAACCCATTCAATAACATCAACAACCTTCCCGATTGCTTTGTTAAATATGTCGCCCTTCTTAATTGCAGAATCAAGAGCAACAAGCCAGTCTCCAATTCCAGCAGTAACCCCAAGAAAACTTCCAGCTCCAGGAGCCAGTATCTCAAAGAGTCTTGCTATTCCACCGATAAGTGCGGAGATTGCTTGTTTACCAATACTAAGAATTGCAAAGAATCCAGAAAACGTCCGTTTAATGTTGTTTGCGGTTTCTTCCCCTATTTTGAGGCTCTCAGTAAAAGTTTTAAGAGCATTTGTCATAGCGACAAGTCTCTCTCCAGTCATTGGAGGAAAGATCTGATTAAATGCTTCACTAATAGGTTTTAATACTTGATTAAGAGCACCAAAAGCATTCTTGAAAGACTCGATTAGGGCTGTACGACCTCCATTGTCTTTCCAGAACTGAAGCATGGCATTACGTGCATCAGCAGATCTTTGTAACATTCCACCAATAGCTGCTCCGAGTTCTGTATATAGGGATTTTCCTTCATTAAAATCTCCAGCGATTATTTCCCAAGTTTGTGCCCATCCAGATTGTGCTGATTCTTTTAAAGTATCATACATCTGAGTCAGGGTTTTAATATCTTGGGCTGCGGCAAACGCTTTCTTACCAATTGCTGTGGTTTCATCAGCATAATTACCGAGAGTTTTAACAAGAACTTCTGTTGTCATCCATTCATCTTGTAGACTGTCATTGAATCCTTTAGTAGCATTAACTAAGGTGCCTTTATATGTCTTATAAAGACCATTTCCAGCATCAGCTAATGTCCCAGCAGCAACAGCAGCGTCAATAAGTTGCTGTTTAAACTCAAGCGTTCCCATATTTGCAAGCTCAATAGACTTCCAATCGATAAGTTTAACATATCCTGATGACAAAGCTTGAGCAAAATTGTACATTGCTCGAGAAGCTTCCTCAGCATTAGCGCCAGATACTGCTGCAACGTTCGCAACACCCTGAATAGCCTTAACTGAACCATCCAAGGATACACCGGCATTAGTAAACTTACCAATGTTTCGGGTCATGTCAGAGAAAGAATATATGGTTTTATCAGAGTATTCATTTAATTCATTGAGTTTCTTGTTTACCTGTTCAAGGGAAGCTCCTGTACCAGCCATGATTGTCTGGATGGAGCCCATCTTAAGTTCGTATTCACTGAATCCTGCTAATATTGGGTCAATTGTTAGGGCAGAAATAATTTGTTTTCCCTTTTCTACTGCCATATTAGCAATATTCTGAATTGCGGTAACGCCTATGATACCTAGGGTGGTGAATTTCCCAGCGATCGTATCGACTCCCTCTGCAATCCCAGCGAGTGAAAATTTCCTTCCAGCTTCGCTTAATCCGGTTAAACTCTTACTTGCTCCTTCTAAATCAAGACCTTTCTTGAGTTTATCAAGAGAACCAAGACTTTCTTTTACACCAGATTCGAATTGCCGATTGTTAAATTGCATCTCTACAATTCTTTCGTCGATAGATTTACTCATAGATTCGTTACCTCCCTCCATGCTTCTTCAGCAAGTCTATCAAAAAGTGGCTTAAGAGCAGGATTGATATAATCTCTTCCTTGCACATATCCGCCAGTTCTTGTTGCATGACCATACTGTAGAATAATTGCAATTGGAACTCCATCAACAACGTTGGAATTTGTCCACATTATGTTAAAGGAATTTCTAAAAATGCGAATCTTATAACCCCAGGCGCCTGCGGTCTCTCCAGAATCAACTGGAGTAGCTGTCTGAAGAGCCGCAACACCTTCCCGACCGTACTTATCAAGGATTTTCACATACTCCAACCTTTGATTTCGGGTCAAGAACTTTTCTGTATTTTTAAAACTTCCATGATGTTTGAATGCAATCATGATTTGACCCTCCTTTAAATAGGCGGAGTTTCATCTTCTATTTTGCAGTCTTTTTTATCTGGCCAGGTATTGTTCATTGACAAATTCTCAACCAGAGATTTAATCAACATAATGACGGCTGGAGCCACAAGTTCAACTAATGCAGCTTTTGACAAACTTTCAGCAATCTCTTCTCTTTGGACATAAGCGAGATAATATGAAAAGCCAGCCATAATTGCACCTATGTAAATAAGAATAAATATAAGTATTTTACTTGTGTCTAGCTTACCTTTATCATTAAGCCATGATGAAACCCAGATTAAGAAAAAGCCGAAAGCAACTATTCCGCATATCATGAAGATTTTTAATCCCCACATAGTTAGAATAAAGCCAGCTGCAAAGGAAAGAAGAGCCGCATAAAAGATGAATAAAAATGTTCGTTTGAACAAATTAGTACTTTTTATCAAGCATTCCTGCCCGGTTAAGTACAGTAGCTAATTCCTGACGTCTTAAATATCCCTGTGGATTGTCTACAAGACCATCCTTATCACCGTCAGCAAATAAACCACTCTTAATACCCTTCTCACTTGACTCCTTTGCATAGTCAGAGGTGGGTTTTTCAGCAAGTCTTTTGTTTATGCGAGCCATTAAGATATCAACTTCTTCATCAGTAAGTTTTGAAAAGTCCACGTCTTCGACCTCCTTTACTCTTGCCTCAAGATTTTTATTAACTTCTTTTGCTATATCGCCATGGAGTTTATATAAATAATCTCCAGGACAAGATTTACTTGAAAACCAGCGATGGACTGTCATATTCTGTCTATCGACCTGCCCGATCAATGATTTATCAGCTTCCCATAGTAATTGCTTTATATTATTTCTCCTACAAATATCTGTAAGAAGTAAAATTAAGGATTCGTACGCTTTGCCTGAGACCGGCCAATTAGGTTCTCCTCCATTGTTTGCGACTTCAATTGTTATGGCACGATGGTCATTAGATGATGACGAGCTACACCATGAACGGTCATTTTCATCAATATATAATGCAATTCGACCATCAGAACCAATTCCATAATTGCTACTTGCGTTTCTTCCTTCTCTTTGAAAGATGTCTCCACAAGTTTCGACTGACAAATTACCAGCCATACAATGTATAGTAATAGTATCAATAGCATGATTTCTAGGACTAGTTTTGTATGGACTAATTTTTGTATATGAAATTAACGAACTATTACTCATTTTATCACCCCTTTGTGTTTAAAGATTGTCTACGAGCCGCATTAAGTGCTGCATTACGGTTCATAAGTTCTTTTTTATTCATCTTCTTAGGAGGATTATTCTTAATGTTACATACATTGATGAGTGTTAATAATCGATTAAGATGCCACTTTTGACACTCAAAAGGTATGTTTAATGTTACCATCCAATAATAGATAATCTCCGCTGTTATAACTTCCCTATTTGGCGGCCTTTTATCTTTTGAAAAAATAGTTGCTGTCATTGGTGCCTCAATGTATTTAGTTACTTCTCTTATGTGATTATTATTTACAGCTAAGTAAGCATTATCGTCAACATTTTGCGTGATTGTCATGCAGCGAACATAGTCGACAGATTCTTCAAACGTTTTTTCTTCCTTAGCTAGGAACGGTTTGCACCACTTTGACTCCCATTTTGAAAGTGAGACCAGAGAGTGCTCAAGTTGCAATACTTGTGCTTTTGTAGAAATGAATTCGTTCCGTGCTTCATCGTATTGCTCGATGTTTGGAATCGCGATCTTTAGCATATCTCTTTGGTCTCCTTCCAATACTTTTGAATTATTTTATCTGGATGCTTGAGCTCCGGACACAGACTGAATAACTGGTGTAATACCATTTACAAAGGCTGCAGCGGCCTCTGCATTGCCAGCTAATTCCATAAACAATTCGCTATATGCTTCTGTCTGACAAAATGCATCGCGAAGTTCCTGATTCTTAATGAATCTTTTACCATCTGGTGACTTCTCACCATAAGCCCTGAGAATAAGATCCTTGAACATTTCAATTATCTTCTTATTATTCTTTTCTGCTATGATTTTTTGCAGAAGTTTGGATAGACCACCTGTCTCTGATAGTTCCATCTCTGCAACTTCAGCCTTGCTGAGGTTAAAATAAAAATCCTCAATCCTAGGATTTCCGTCATAATCGGTATATTTTATAGTCTTCTTAAGCATAGTGTTTTCTCCTTTCAATTCTTTATTCGGAATATAAATTGGAATGGGCTCCCATATCTCAGAGAGCCTATTCCATTAACGACTTTTATTACGCTACAGTTATAAAGTTCTTAACTACCGCAGCAAGAGCCTGACCATAAATATCCACTACGCCACCAATGGTAACGATGTAGACAGTATTATTGGAAAGGTTTGCATTGGGATTAAGAGTAAGAACTTTACCTGCTGCATCCCAACTCGGAGTACAAGCAACAATCGTACCATCATCTTCAGTAACAACAATTGCTTCGCGAGCAATCTTATTGTTAAATGTAAGAACGATGTTCGCATTAATAGCAATATTAATAGCTTCATCATCAGGAACGATCGAAGAGAGTGCCAAAGCAGCCGGAGCGCCAGCAGCAAAGAGAGCCGCAACTTCATCCGGCAGTGGAAGACGAGGATCAGCAACATCGGTGCCATACAGAATATCTTCAAGAGAAGCTAAAGTTGCGGCATTAACTTTTGTTGAATCAATCGTCAAAGATGCTGTCGGTTTAAAACCAGTTACAGCTACCGGAGTTGTCGACACTTCCCAAGAGAATGTGATTGCCTCAGGAGTATCGTTTATAGTTGCATATGCCTTCTCAGAGGGAGCAGCTATAGCACCATAAATAAGATGCAACTTATAGCCATGATCTTCTCCATCGGTATCGTTACCAAGAGCTGTTCTATAACAAAGACCAAAGGGTTGTCTCTTTTGCTGACCGATACTTACACCAGTAGCAAGAGATCCTGATCCATCGCAAGGAGCGAATTCATCAGGATATGTATAAGCTTCAATTGTTGCTCCAAATTCTTCTGCCGATATTAAGTTAAGATACTTAATATCATCGGCATATATCGGATTTGGTTCTGCCCCAGAAGGACTCTCTGTAACGGCTGTAAGACCGTTCCAAGCTACTCCTAATGGATACAATCCGGTGGAAGAATTCTGTGGGTAGAGAACTCCTTTTTTTACACCGGTTTCATAAAAACGTTCACCGATTTTATCCCAATCAAGTTTCATTGTATGTGACCTCCATTCTTAATAGTAAAGATTATAAACATCATGGTTGAGATTAGCTGCTGTAAAATGTCTATCAAATACACACTTTCTCAGTTGCCCAACCTTATCCGGAATTAAACTATCCGGATTTGGATCTATTATTGTAACCTGATACTGTTTATTTGTGATATAAGGACTATCATCTGCAAAAGCAGTATCAATGTCACTGCGCCTATAGACAATACAAGGATAGTTTAAATTGACTGTTGCTGGAGGTTGAAAATATACATTATTACTCCCAAGAATCGTCTTAAGGATCTGGTGGAGCGATAGGCGTTGGCCCATTGTATACACCTCCTATAGTCAAGATAAGACGGGGCCTTTGGACTTCTACATTAGTAACCTTCCAAAGAGCCCCCATCCATTTAACATATCGCATTGTATGAAAGTGCTGATAGGCAAAGGGATCTGCGACGATACTAATCATGTTATTGATCGTAAGGTTATCATTAAGACCCTCTCCTGCCTCCAAACGGCGTGTGTTTTTGAGTACATCACCGAAGTAATTACGTTCAGTAACGACATCTGTCCATACACCAGGCGCAGTTTCAGATGTTTCAGCATAACCGACTTCACCATAGAACTTTGCCATCTCATCACCTCACTTCCATTTTGAAGCCTCTATTAGAGACTTATGTAATTGAATTGGATTACGGCTGTACTTCCGGCAGTCTCTCTATAACAATTGCCGCTTTCGGTTTGGTTAAAGCTCCAGAACAACGAGTCTCAATCAAGTATTTAAACTGATTGTAATCGATATCGAAATCGTCAAACATGGAGACCTGTCCGCCTTTATCAGCACCGATTGTATAATCCTTCAGATTGACAACGATACCAAGAATCGGGAACTCATCATCACCGGAAACACGTTTAGCATTCGCCATCGGTTCGACTTCAACGATTTTACTAACGAGCAGAACTGAAGCCAACTCCTGAAGATTATTATAGATTCTGCGACCCTGTTTGTCCTTAACAAGTAGCATTTCTGTAATAACAGATGTCGGAGCATACAATGACGGGGAACCGCTGCCTTTATAATTTGTCCTAGCTTTGATGAATTCATCAATAAGCTCATCGGCAGTCGTATCGAAAGCAACCTGGGTCCTGTGAATAAAGATATTGGGGTCATCGAAGGCGATCGGACGAACATTTAATTCGTTGATCTTATCTTCATCGGCAACTCCACGTCCATCGCTAATAAGGACAGCACGAGCAAGTTCCTCATTCAGCATTCCACGCATTTCATTCTTCAACCAAACAACAACGTCAAAATCAGTTATATCGATCATGTCATCCCTGTCAAGTTTCTGCTTTTTGTAGATGGTTGTAGGAGTAGTAACACGCTTCATCAGTGTGATAACTTCCTCTTTCTTAAGTGAACCGGTAACATAACCTTTAGCCCTAGCTTCTTCAGCAGTTATGTTAGCAATATTTGTACGTATCCTTGAGAACGGGGTATGGTTTGTTTCTCCAAGAACAACATCAACCCAGGCATCATTACGTTTGATAACCTGAAGTTCCCCAACCGCCTTGGCATCCGGGAAAAGAATATCGATGGGATTAAAACCATATTCCTCGGCATGAGCTATAAAGCTTTCTTTCAGGGAGCCGAAACGCTTTGCATCGCCAAGAATCGTTACCATCTGATCATGAGTCAGAACATTCTTGTTTGCTGCCTGAGTTGACTGGTCAAACACATTTGTTTTCATAATTGATTCTCCTTCTTCGTTAAGATTTGATTGTTTGAGGGCTCCGGATTCGGCACCAACCTCTTCTAAAGCGGCTCCGATCAGATAGTAAACTACCTTTTTCTGCTCTTCATTAAGAGTATCAAATACTTCCTTAACTGTAGCATCAGCCTTTGCGTGCTGTATTGTTTTATTTACAGTACCATCTTCCGGTTTCTCGCCAGCTGCATGAGCGATCATAGCATAGACAACCGTTTTCTGCTCTTCATTAAGAGTATCAAATATCTCTGCAACTGTTGAATCTTCACTATGAGCAGCAGAATTGTCATCATTTGCGAAGTTGAGGCCAGTATAGATGATAGCTTCGGTTTCGTCTTCAACGAACGTTCCATCACCATGTGCAAAACTGAGATTATCAATTAAAGCACCGGGGTTGGCACCCGAAAGTACCAAACTTACTTCGCGGATAGCTCCATGCATAACCTTCTTTGCCTGCTCTTTGAGCTGATTAGCATAGATGGAAAGCGAGGAAATATCTCCATGAGAAACAAGCTGTTTGGCATTCTTTCCTGCTTCGGTATCGTTGAATTTACCATAGCAGTAAACACCATCTTCACGGTTTTCAAGAACGGCATGACCAAGGACGTTGGCAGGTTCATTGTGAAGATGCTGCCATACCAGCGGAACTGTCTGACCGTCCTGGTGTTTAAATGCATCTTTAAGGATTGTGCGTCCATCAGAGCACTTAAGACCATTCTTAGTGGCGTAACCACTAAAATCATATGTGGTCTTTGACATGAGTGTGTCCTCCTAACTTTTTGATTTTTGTTTTGCCAAATTTTCTGCAATGAACTTATCCTTTGCAGAAGAATCATTACTAGATTTTCCTTTTTTGGCTTTGGCAGGTTTCCCAGCAATGTTTGCCATAATATTTTCATATTCCTTATTCAGCGTTTCTTCAGTTGATGTGCCAAGGGCTTCTTTTATCTCCTTAACTTTTTCACGAACTGATGAAATAGCCGTTTTAAGTTTTTCGGCAACGATTTTTCTTTCTTGGCTTGCGCTTTCGCGTATACCTGATTTATCGTCAGAAGCTTGTTCCGAAATATCAGTACGTTTCTCTGATGTGATCTCAGTAATTTTAGCCATTTTCTCTTTTGCTTCTGCATTTATACTAGCACGCTTTTGCTCATTAGATGCGCGTAAACGCTCTTTTTGGGCGAGAGATGCCGTTTTCGGAATTTCTGGTAGAGCATCGATCTTTCTTTGCTTCTCAGCTTGAATTTGTTCTTTCTCACGTTGAGCAGTCTTAGAAAGTGTTTGTTTTTCAGAACCGGTTTGCCCAGTTATGTCTTCAAGCCAAGCTCTGAGTTTTTCTGAGATTCTCCCACGAGTCGCAGCAGCCTCAGATCTTAAACCTTCGATTTCAGTACTAGAAGATTTTTGAACTTCTTCAGTTTTCTGCTTCTTTTCAGTTGTTATACCTTCTTTAACATAGTTCCAAGTCTTCTTTTGCTCGTCGCTCATACCAGATGTACTTCGACCTTTTAACTTCTTAGTACGTTCATAATATTCATGGGCCTTCGCAGGGTCGTAATATTGAGAAGAATATGCGTGCATAAACTCCTCTTTGGTAAGGTTAACTCGCACCCTCACCACCCCCTATGATCGAGTCAATATCGCCCTCCAATCCGTTTAGTAACTCGTCGAAGAGATTAATAGCCTGATCACTTGTTACCCCATTTTGACTTACTTCTCCACCTCCAACTCCGGATCCAGGAACAGAAGATTTATTAAGGTTCTTATTACGTAGTTCATCAGCCGCCGGATTATTCGAAGGTTTATAACCAATAACAGATCGAATTTCATTTGATGATAGGATCTCGTTTCTAGTGAACTTATCGGCAATATTAGCCAACTCGGTTACCGGAACAAGACTAAAAGCATCTCTAAAATATTCAATCGACTGATTCTGGGTTCTAGCGGTTTTTGTCAAGAATTTACGCTTAAATTCAGCAATGATAGCTAACAGAATTGGCACAACTGTTCTATTGTTGTAGTTTAACATAGTCTTTTCATCGGCTGTTCCATTAAACACTTCTTCAGTAAGTCCCAATTGACTATAAAGCATCTTTGTTAAATACTGAATTTGTGTCATGAGATTGTTTTCAGCAGGACGATTCAACTGTGTGACTCTTTCCGTTCCATCGGTATAAGCAATACCATACTTAGAACCAGAAAGTTGTACTTCAATGTCTTTACGACGTTCTTCTGCTTGCTTTCTCCTTGCTTCTGTCTTAATAACATAAGGAAGTTGAATTATTAAGTCAAGTTTACCTGCACCGCTTTGCTCATCAATGGCGTCCAGGATTGATAGTTTCTTAAGTAATCGTTTTAAGGTACTATTCGGCTCATTCATTACTGAATATAAGGGATTCTCAATAATTGCGACCATACTCTTTGGAAGTGTAAGTTCTTCTTGAATTCCTTTGCTCTCATTGTAAAGCCGAACACGTACATGCTTTGGAAACCATGAGATAATTCGCCCTGTACGCATCGATTGAACATCGAAAGATCCAGAAATTTTAGGATCGATTGTTGTATCCACCGGCACAACTGCAACTACACCCTCATCAAACATCGACATAACAATATCTTGTATAAACGCACGATTTGTCTGATCTATGTTAGCTTCAGATGTAAGAATGTAATTTAACCCAGAAGCGATTGTCTCTGCGAACCTTCCATTTTGATCGAGACGGACATGTTGAATGTTTACAGCAGAAACATCAATAGCAATTCGGTTATAAACCGAGATAATAACAGACCGCTCATTGGTTACATGCATCCTAACCCGATCTTGTCGGCCATAGGAACCATAACCAATACCTCTATTCTCAGAGGAAACTTGAGTTGGGTCCCTATTCCTGAACGCATTCCAGGCATGTTTTAATCTTGTGGCTAATAGTTCCGGCATCAAATCCCCTCCTTATAAGATTAATATACGGCACCAAGGGCTATTCTACGCCAGTTCTTACCAGATATGGTATTACCAGCAGCGTTATTACATACATACAGATATGTAGAGTCTGCTTTAGCTTCCCATGGTTGGCCTACAGTGCCATCTATACCACCACTTAGCAGAACTGCTCCGCCAGCAAATGTACCATTATCCATATCTTCACCGATAGCAATGGTGTTAGCATCAACGCCAGCAACATCAGCAGTTATTACTACCGTATCACCTGCACCATCAACAGCACCTACTCCTTGTGTATCAGAAGCTGTAATAGCAGTTACAAGAGCTGTTACCGCATCTGCTGCTGAACAATCGGTTCCATTTTGAAGATTGATGGCGCTGAATACATTTGTTCCGGCAGTGAATGTTTCAGTAGTAGCAATAGTATTACCAGCAGCACCACCAACAAGGGCTGTAATCGCAAGAACATCAGCTAAGAAAGCTTCATCGCAAGTTACCAAAGGATGAGGATCATTATGATCTGTACCTCTGATAGCAGCAATAACATTAACCTGTGTATCTGCGAGAAGTGCCTCTACATCGATCTCACCATCAGCATTAGCTGTACCATTAGGAACGAAAGTGAATACCTTTGTTCCTATAGTCATTGTGTCGCCGGGTGTTGGATTTGTATCCATGGTTAAACCATCCGTTGCCTTTACAGTAGCAGCGTTAATATCAACCGCAATATTTCCTTCCGCTACACTTAATGCTGCAGAAGCAGAGAACTCATAGGTATCCGTACCTTCTGTATTTGGGTTATCAATAGTAACTGTTTCTCCATCAACAACCACACCAGATATTGTCAATGTCTTTGTTGCGTTAACAGCATTGACAGGGCTTCCTTCAGTTATACCACTATAAGGACCAGGTTCCCCCTGAACCCCTTGAGGTCCAACTTCACCCTGAATACCCTGAAGTCCCTGTTCTCCCTGAGGGCCGGCTTCACCTTGAGGACCGGCTTCACCTTGAGGTCCCTGAGGTCCTACGCCTTCTGCAATACCCTCAATAATCTCCTGAACTCTGTTACCGAACTTCATTTTTTCGGTCTCAGTATTGATCTCATTCAAATACTTAATTTCTCTAGCAGTTAAATTATTCATGATCGACTCTCCTTTACAGATTATTCGAATGTTTCTTTATTTAACTTGTATGCGATCCAAGCATCCATCAAAGCAGCGACACTATCAATCTTCTGATCATATCGCTTCTTAAGTAATTTACGATTACCATTCGTGTCCTCAAGAGTAATCGCATTACCCATTGCAAAGGACATTAATTCTTGGTCAAAGATAAGTAATCGTTCTTCAGAAAGTGTTTTTAACTCTCCAAGTGGAACTGATTCCGTCTTTACACCTTGAATTACTTTCTCAATACCAAACGGACCATTCTCAGTCTCCCAACGGGTTACAAACTCTTTAGCATTGTACGGGTCGAATCCAAAACAGCGAACGTCATATTGACAATCTTGTATAAATTTGTCAAGATCATCATAGACGTCCATCATGTCAAGAACCGTACTTTCCAATACCATCAAAGAACCCTCTTCGATGAATTGATCGTACTTAACCCGCATTGCTCCTGGAAGTTTCATTAATGTTAGGGATGAAATATAACAGCGTGTCTTAATTCCGAACTTCTCTCCAGGTAAAGGAAAGAGAAAAGTAAAGGCACAGAAGTCATCTCCTTGTGAAAGATCGGCTCCCATGGCACATGGCAATGACCAGAACTCCCTTTTCCGATGAGGTAATGTCTCTTCATAAGTAAAGAAGTAGGTATAGCCTTCCATTGGAATTCCAAATCTTTTTGCAAGAATATCATTGCGCGTAGCCGGAGCATTCTCAGCACGCTCAACATCAAGTTGGTAAGTTTCGTAGGTAACAGTCTTTCCAAGATTTGGATTAGCCTTTACCCACATTGCGGGGTCACTAACTTCTTGTATATCGTCAAGCCGATAATACCAAATTGAAACATGGGGATTTATGTACTCGCCCTTAAGTATGTTCATGAGTTCCATTTTGATGGTATCACCCGAACTATTACGGACAGTACCTTCAGAACTCATGGCAATGATAAGATAGTCGTCTAACTTTGAGGCTCCTTGCTCGATTGCTCCAACAACATCTTCGCGAATGTCACCAGACAGCCATTCATCAACAGTTGCTACTTTCGGTCTAAGACCTTGTAACTTGTCAACGCTCATCGGACGAATCTCAAGAATAGAACCAGTTAGGAAGTTCTCAATTCCTTTCTTAGTCGAGGCGAGTTTCACACGATTAGCTTTAGAACCGGTGGTGTTTTGTAAAGATCCTTCAGTCAAAAACTGAAAGAGTGGTCCACGAGCACGAGTAATAGCAGTTCGAATTGGCGACATGACTTCGTCAGCCTGTTTCATTGTCGGGGCAGTAGTAATCTGATGAGTAGTTGATGTGTCAACATTAAGGAAGTAGTTTTGAATACAAGAACCATACATCGATTTAGCAGCACCACGAGCTACGATTAAGTATTGTTTGTTTATCAAACGTTTCTTAATCATCTTACGGACATAGCGACCACCATGTCCATCAGCATTCGGCTCGTAAACACTTCGCTCGACAAAATAGTACCAACCGAAGACTTGCTCCCCCCAAAGTTTGAAAGTATCTAAGAGCATCAAATCAGCGCCGTCCGTAAGAGTTAGCTCACATTCGCAATATTCGATGAAACCTTCAACTGCATCTTCATCATAATAGACTCCTCGGTTTGCGATTAAGTCATCTATACGATTCATCTCCATAGAGATCTCTTTGCAGACAGGAATATTCCCTCGTAGAACTTCTTCGCGAAACTGAGCATAATACTTAGGAGTTGCTGTATTCGATAAGCTCATAAGTTACCTCCTTCCGCTATTTTTTATCATGTTCGTTCCATTCTTTTGAAGTCGCCCATACAATATTACCAGATTGTTCCAGATACCTTGCGGTGTACGTTGAACCAAGTTTTGTCTTTATAACCGACTTAGGATTATTGCGTAGAGATTCATTCATCAAAGAACTCAAGTTTTTAATGTATGCATTCTCATACTCTGAGTACTTTGGAGAGGATTGCCAGTTGTCATATCCTTCAAAAGCAGTACTCCATTTTTTGTTAAACTCTTCTAACCATCTACCATTAATCCGATTTGCTGCATAGTTATTACTTTTAATAAATAAATCGGTATTACGTTTGGTAATTTCTTTATTAATTTCTTTCAGGTCTCTCTTTTTTCCAGTTGGGGTTAGTGAACCATCTTTGTTTTGGAATCTTCTAATCCCCCACTTCATACCGAGGACTCCAAAATGTGCCAAAGATTGATTGTTAACTTTTCTTTCTTCCATTTTGAAATCCTCCTTATGATTTAGTTAAGGCTTTCTTAACTGCCTGCCCCATTGGTGTTGTACTTAGAGCATAGATAGAAGCAACTGTTGTGCCAACTGCCAATACAGCTTTAGCAGCTTCCATGCCTCTTGTATAATCACTAACAGTCAATTCACGTAGTGACTTTTCAAGCTGCATACGCTTTGTTAAATCCTGAAGTTCTTTAGTAGAGAGATTCTTATACCCTTTTGATTTGATCTCTCTTGACTTCAAGTAATCGGCTGAACCTTTTGGAGTTGCAGCACGATTGTTAACCAATCCACCAGGACCGGTCTTTCTACGAATACCCCACTTCATTCCAGTAATTCCAAAGTGAGCAAGAGTTCCATCAGCCTTGTGATACAAGGATTCGATTGGCGCCTCTGTACTAACCTCAGGTCTATCATAAGAGATAGAATTACCGAAAGGACCATTAGGCGTGCTCTTTCGTTTAAGGTCTCCGATCAAATTTTGAACTTCGTTTTCTTTCCTCAACCGAACAAGCAGTTCATCAAGTTCCTTATCTGTGACTGTCTTGATTGATTTTGTTTTATCCGCCATATTATGTTTCTCCTCCTTCCACTTGAACGTTGAGTCTCCACTCAAGTTCTTTAATTTGATCTTTTATTGCATCAATCAGAAAACTTGTTTGCGGTGGATCAAACACGAGACGAGTTTTTAAGTAGACGTAAGACTTAACACTTTCAAGATCCAATCTCTCGCCTACGAACTCCGACCATTCTGCTTCTTTATCTTCAATTCTAAAACCAACAGTCGGTCCAACACCAAGTTGATTGAGATTGAAAAATGCAGAGTTGATATGTATGGTTATATCAGGATCAAAATGTGTATACCCCTCATCAACACCGAGGAGTTTCTTAATAGAAGTTAGTATACTGCTTTCCATAATTGCGTATCTCCTTTCCGGCGTTCTTGAGGAAGTTTAATTAACAGTGATGCGTCTCCATAGTGGATTGCATTACTTGTGTTATGCGAACAACAAATGAGATTGTCATGATCGAAGACAATGTCTCTTCCAAGTTCAATGTCCTCAATCGTTATCGGATTAATGTGATGAACAATTATACGATTAAAAATTTTACGATCGGGAATTCCAAGATCGCAACCATTATCTCTTACAATAATATCACGCCTTGTGTATTTCCATTCTCCTGAATGATAGAAAGTTTGGTTAAGATATCGCTCAAATCCGAAAGTCTCTCTACCAACTGCTCCACCAATCTTTAGATAGTCGAATCGTTCTTCGAAAGTTCGGAGACGACAAAGTTCTCTATAGGATTTAATCCTCATCTTCTTCACCTCTTCTATCTCCAGAATACTTACGCATTGCATTGAGTGCATTAACATACAACTCCTCAACACGTTTAGCAGATTGAATTGACTCCGTCTTTGCTGTAATGAGATCTTTCTGCTTCTCAAGAATTTCTTTTTCAAGACGTTCCTTTGTCGAACCCAGTTTAAGAAAATGTGTAGTTTCTTGGGAGGATGCTGTACCAGCAATGATTCGTTTTTCAACCAAATCCATAGCTAAAGCTATCAACTGATTTTCTCTTCCCTCTGGTGTCGTTGCCGGAGGTCTTGTTCTTGGTGAGTTTTGCTTTGGTTTGTCAGAAGTACTCAATACTTAAGACCCCCTTTCATAGTAGATTGGGCATACTTTAGGGAGTCGTTAAGATGCGGCGACAGTAACCCTTGAAAGGAGTCCCGGCTCACCACCCCGGAATATTAATCGATGCCCGGCGCCGCACCTTAGCCACTCCCTAAAATTTCCCCCGGAGAATTTTTTAGGAGCCAGGCGATGTGGACGGGGGTATTAGTCGCTAGACCCTCCCCCTATGCCACAACCTTCCTATAGATTCCTAATACATTAAGTCTAACGATTTCATCTATTGCTTGTTCAATCGCTAAAGCTTCATCCTCTTCCGATAGTTCATCACTTGTTTTGACTATTCTAGCCAAGTAAGCGCATGAAAAGTATCCTTTTTCCTCATCGAACGCTTTCCATTCGTCGAACTGAGTAAAAGGATCAAACGGATTGTCGATTGTGGTTAGCATTACATCTTTCATCGTTCTCTCCTTTCTCATTTCAACGCATTTGCTAACGTTGAAGTAGAAACACCAAGAGCATCTGCTATTTCAGCTTGAGTATACCCAGAAGCAAGCATTGATTTAGCACGACTTGTCTTTGATGGTGACATCATGATTGTTGTTCTTGGTGTAGCCAATTGTTTTATCCTATCAAGATTTGTGTTTTGTAGTATCTGTGTCAATTTAGATGGACTAACAGCGCCAGCTTGGATAGCTTCCCATTCTTTATCTGTGATTTCTATCTGTTGCTTCTTTGCGCCAGTCCTAGTTCTTGCTTCGGCGAGGGCTTGGTTTTTGACTTTTTTAATGTCATCAGGATCCATATTAGGATTCGCTTGACGTTTTCTTGTAACAACCGAATTAGCAAGAATCTGTGCTTGCCTTTCAACTGGTTTATTCATAAGGGCGGTGTTTAAATGAGCGGTGAGGGTGGCAACTTCCTTATCATAGGCCTGTCTTGCTGATGGGCTATAAGGAGTAGGGATTGTTGTAATGGCATTCTTCCTAGCTGTGTTCCCTAAATTCTTTAAGTTGTTTGCATAGCCTGCATAAACTTCCTCAATAGGTCTACCAGAAGATAGTTTAAAAGCATCAGTTTCTTCTGCCATCTTTGTAGAAGCAATTTTCCTTGTTATTGTACGACCTTTAGAATCTACATAAGACTCTCCAGTTTTTGTATAAACTTTCATACCAGTCTCAGTATCTATAGGACCGCCTTCTTTTGTACTTCTTGGTTTACGAGCATCGACCCTAGTTTCAGAAGAAGCTTTAGAAACTAAAGTAGAAGCACCACCACGTTTAGTATTTTGATACTTTTCGCTAAGAGCAGCTATTCCATGATCAATGTATGATTGTCTATAGTCCAAATTATGTTTCTCTGAATCTATAACAACCATTGAATGTCTAACTGCTCTAGCAATTTCATCAACATTAGCACCCTTAATCGTCATATCGGTAATTAGATTTGAAACTTCTCCCATTTTAGTCTGTTTAGTTTTTGGTTTTATTGGCGGTATCTTTGAACCCTCAGGAATTCTGTATGCCGTAATAGGATCAAAATTTTCAAGACCTTTTAAAGAAGCAGAAGTCTTTATTAAACCTCTATTATTTGGAATTACTATAACAGCATCACCATCGAAGTCTGCTCCAGAAAGTTTTTGCGCAACTTTTGGATTTATTCCAATGGCATCAGGAGCATTCTTCATAACAGCTTGAGCTGCTTTTGATCGGTTGTTTACTGTGAGCTGGGGTATTTCAAAGGTTCCACCATGTGGGTGTCGAATTAAAACAACGCTTTCTCCATCTTTATAGGTTGGAGCATAAACCTCTGTTTCCTTCATATTAGGAATAGGAAGGATTACTTTAGATGCCTGTCTTGGAAGGGCAGCAGCTTTAAGATGCACTGCCGAAGCATCACAATCATCACCAAAAGCAAGGAGAAGTTGTTTCTTAACAACAGGATTTGTTAAAGACATAATTTCATCATACTCTTCCTGTTTTTGTTTAAATGCTAAATCAAGTTGAGCTTTGGCTAATGGAACTGTTTGTTTAGAAAGGATTTGCGAAGAGATAGTTTTAGACCATGTATCCCAATCTCCTTCTTCATTTACAATATTAAGAGCGCCTTTTTGTCTTTTAATTGTAGATCCAAAAGGATTATCAGGATCAATATTTTTTTCACCAGTATCATCAGCAATTTCTTTCATTTTTTTCATAGCACCACTTTTACCAACATCTTTTGATTTATTAGTGTTAAAGACGATATCAACTCCTTTTGGAAGGTCATCGCTATAAATAGCCATACCTTTCAGAAAGTGTGTACCATCTACTCCAATACGAACTTGAGCATATTGAGAACCACCGAGATCCAAATCTTTAACTCCACGACGAAGTTCAATAACTCCATCTTTAGAATTACCACCTTCTTCAGAAAATCTAACTTTAATTCGATCAGAGCTAACACTTTGTATAGGTTCTAGACCTAAAACCGAAGTATAAGTTCTTCCAAAATCATCTGATTTAGCAGTTAGACTTTGAATTTTACTTACATCTTTTACAACTTCTTGCCAAGTGGTATCTGGAGCACCTAAAACTTTTACAATTGTAAATTGACCAGGTATTCCAATTTGTTCAACGTTTACACGATGAATTTTATATCCTTGTTCTTGAAGTTCGGCAACGGCAGTATTTAATTTTGTTCGGCTTACACCAACATGATTCTCAACTCCAGCACCAATGTCTATAAATCTTTTCTCATCAACACTTTCTTTAAGCATATTAGATGTAGCCCTAGTGATTGAAGCTCTTTCAGCGAGGGCAGGGTCGAGAAGAGAACGGACGGAGGATTCATTTATTCCCATTCTCCTCCCGATTTCCATATTCGAATAGCCCTTGTCTTTTAATCTTAAAGCTTCTGTAGTATCTCCAGACCTTTGTTCGGCCTTAGCAAGGGACATTCTAGCTCTTAATTGAGTTGTAGTTATCCCTTCGCCACGAGCAATTTCTACATCACTTAAGCCTTTATCACGAAGTTCTTGAATATGGGAGCGAAAGCTAACGGCCCTTTGATAAGGATCTTCGCCTGACCCCCAGGGGTATCTTCCTGAGCGCCT